TGAGACGACCGAGAACATCGGCCTCGAAATCGAGTGGTCGCGCAAGCGGATCGTAGGCTACGACGGCGTCATGTCCTTCCCGCGCCCGGCCGTGAAGTGGCTCCGCTCGCTGGGCTACGTCATCGCCAAGGATGTCATCTGACCACTTGCCTGTTGTCGCAGAAGCTGCTACTAGGGGCTGGGGTCAAACCCGGCCCCTAAATCATTCGGCACACTACCGAGGACAACATGATCACCCTGACAGACGACATCCGCAAACGCTTGGAGCGCGCCATAGAGCGCCGCTGGGGCCAATCCCTCTCCGTCGACATCCTCCCGACCGCATTGGGCAACTGGATGGTCTGCGACCGTGAGAACGGCGCCCGCCTTCTGGTCTCGACTCGCCGCAACCGCGTGCGGGTCATCACCGAATACGCACCTCGGGAGTGGTGAGCATGACCATCTCCGTAATCAAGGAAGGCGACCTCTGGATCATCCGCTCAGCCTTCACCGACAAGGACATCGTGAAAGCGGCCGGTTGCCGCTGGAACCCCGACCGCCGCACTTGGTGGACCGACAAGACCGATGTCGCCGAGAAGCTGGCGCAGGGCGATGCCGCAGCCGTCGCCGCCATCAACGCCGAGCGAATCGCCAAGCACCAGCGCGAGCAAGCTTCCATCGAGGCCAGCCGCGCCGCGAGCGCCGACATCGCCGTCCCGGCCCCGCAGGGGCTCGCCTACCTCCCCTACCAGCTCGCTGGCGTCGCCTACGCGCAGGCGCGCACCGACACGCTGATCGCCGACGAGATGGGCCTCGGCAAGACCATTCAGGCCTTGGGCATCATCAACAGCGACAAGTCGATCGCCAATGTGCTGGTGATCTGCCCGGCCTCGCTGAAGCTGAACTGGCAGCGCGAGGCTCGGAAGTGGCTGACCCGCCCGCTCAAGGTTTCGATCGCCAACGGCGCCTTCAATCCGGGCGGTATGGTCATCGTCAATTACGAACAAGTGAAAAAGTACCGCACCAACATCGACGCGGTGCAGTGGGACGCCTTGATCGTGGACGAGGCTCACTACCTCAAGAACGCCAAGGCCGACCGCACCGCGGTCGTGTTCGGCCGCTTCAACAAGGACGATCCCAAGAAGACCATCAACCCGATTCGGGCTCGCCGCCGCCTGTTCCTGACCGGCACGCCAATCCTGAACCGCCCCGAGGAGCTGTGGACCCTCCTGCGCTCCATCGACCGCAAGGGGCTCGGCGCCGATTGGAACACCTTCCACGTCCGCTACTGCGCCGGTCGTCGGACCCGTTTCGGCTGGGATACGTCGGGCGCCTCCCACCTCGATGAGCTACAGGCCAAGCTGCGGTCTAGCGTCATGGTCCGCCGGATGAAAGCCGACGTTCTGACCGAGCTGCCCGCCAAGCGCCGTCAGGTGATCGCGTTCCAGCCGCTCTCGGCCGCCGAGAAGGCGGCGGTCGAACACGAGGCGAAAGTGGTCCGCGCCACCGAGGAGCGGCTCGACAAGCTCCGCGCCCGCGTCGAGGAAACCCGCACTTGGTCCGATCCCGCCGCCTACAAGCAGGCCGTCGAGGAATTGAACCAAGGCAACATGGCCGCGTTCACCGAGACGTCGAAGGTCCGCCACGAGGTCGCGCTGGCCAAGCTGCCACAGGTTATCGCCCACGTCCGCGACTGCCTCGACAGCGAGGACAAGGTGGTCGTGATGGCTCATCACCATGACGTCATCGACCAGCTCGCCGAGGCGCTCGCCGAGTTCGGTGTCGTCAAGTTCGACGGTCGCATGACCCTGCCGCTGCGCGACTCTGCGGTCCACGCCTTCCAGACGCATCCCCAAGTCCGCATCTTCGTCGGCGGCATTCAGGCGGCGGGCGTCGGCATCACCCTCACCGCCAGCTCGCATGTCGTGTTCGCCGAGTTGGACTGGGTGCCCGGAAATCTGGCGCAAGCCGAGGATCGCTGCCATCGCATAGGCCAAAAGGATTCGGTGCTGGTGCAGCATCTGGTTCTCGACGGCTCGCTCGATTGCCGCATGGCCCAGATCATCGTGGAGAAGATGGACGTTATCGCCGCGGCGGTGGACGACAAGGGCGCCGATGGCGCGCTGGAGGCCCCCAAGCTGCTTCCAACGCCCGTCCAACCGCCTTCCAACGCCCTTCCAACGCCCGCAGGCGGGCAAGTCGGCCCGCAGCCGGGTGATCTCACCCCGGACCAAATCGCGGCCACCCACGAGGCTCTGAGGATCATTGCCGGTATGTGCGACGGCGCATTCGCCCTCGACGGCTACGGATTTAATAAAATGGACAGTGCATTCGGCAAGAGCCTCGCCAGCAAAGAGTTCCTGACTCAGAAGGCGGCCAAGTATGGTCGGACCCTCGCCGTTAAATACGGGCGGCAAATCCCGGCAGAGCTGCTAGCGATCGTGAAAGGCGGCGCGCTGTGAGCCAGCATGAGGGCACCGTCATCGCCGAAACGGAGGCGGCGCTTCTGGTCGAGATCGACGGCGAGGAAATCTGGCTCCCCAAGAGCCACTGCCAGTTCGATCCAGAAGAGCCGGGGGTGGGCGAGGATGTCACGGTAACCATGCCGCGCTGGCTGGCCAAGGCAAAGGGGCTGGAGTGATGAGCCGCCTGCCTGATCTCAGCCCGGAGGAGGCGGAGGAGGTCCGCCAGCTCTACCGGGACCAGAACACCAAGTGGACGGTGATGGCGCTGGCCCGCTCCTTCAACGTCCATGCAGCGACAATCCGCGCCGCGATTTACCGCCGCGGCGCCTACCGCCCCAAACCATCCAAACCGGGAGGAACGAAATGACGATCGAATATGAGAAGAGCATACCGATTCCCACTCCCAAGAAACGGTACAAGCACGACTTTACGGAAATGGAGGTGGGGGACAGCTTCGTCGGCGGCGTGAGCGAGGCCAATGGCCTGCACATGTGGTGCAAGAGGCATGGCTGGACCTTCACGCGCCGCCGCATCGAGGGGGAAACGCCCAATGAGGTGGTTTGGCGGTTCTGGAGAGTCACATGAGCCCCGATGACGACCGCTTCGACAAGATCGCCAAAAGCCTCGGCCTCCGGGGGCTGGAGGAAATTACGGTTGAATCCAACGAAGGCGCCCCGGACGGCTACGCATTCGGCGCGTGGGTTGGCGAGTTCGAACCCGGCTGCACGGTCGGCACCGGCCGCACGCCTGAAGAGGCGATCGAGGACTTGCTGACGCAGATGGAGGACGACGCGAAATGACTGACGGCGAGGGCGCTATGACCGAACTCGAAACATTGCTGGGCCAGCGCGACGCCGCCCTTTTCCGCGAGGACATGGGGCGGGTGGAGCAACTGGAGGTGAAGATCGCCAACCTCGCCGCCGCGCTGCGGCGTAAGCTGGTGAATGATTGCGCTGCGGACTTGGGCGCCGCGCTCAAGCAATTCGAGGAGGAACTGCGTGAACAGCGACCATGACGAACAGCAGCTCAACCGCCTGCTCGACGTCGCCGAGATGCACGCGCGCCGCATCCTTATCTCGTTTGGCGCGGACGAGCTAACGCCGCTCTTCCACCTCGTATGCCCCGGCACGCACGACTATTGCATCGCCACGCCGTTCAGCGGCGACGAATCGAAGGACGCCGCGGCGCAGATGGTGCGCGAGAAGATTCGGGAGACGGGGGCGACGGCGTATATGTTCTTGTCCGAGGCGTGGATGATCACCCGTGAGCCGGGCTACGATCTCCAGCGCTCGCAACGGCCCACGGACGCTCCCGATCGTATCGAGGTGGTGATCGCCATCGCCACTGACGGCGTCGGGTATAAGGCGCGCCGCTGGCGGATCAAGCGCGGTCACAGGGGGCAGTGCGTCGATCTGATGCTGGACTCGGATAGCCTTGAGATGCGGCATGGCGGCGGCCGGTTCGATAATCTGTTTACCCGCCACTAGCATGCGTGGGCGGGCAGTCGATCAGCATCTTGGTGAGCACCTGTCGCTCGTCGCGCTGCGAGGCGGCGACATACAGCAAAGCCCAGATCATCCCGGCGTTGAGGAGCACGACGACCAACAGGAGGGGCGACGCCTTGAGGGCGCCGATTGTTTCAGAGCCAATTTGGCCGAGACTCATTGCCGGGCGCTCCTTGCGCGCCCCTCTACCCCATCCAGTTTAGCCGAGCGCGGCGAGGAAGGCTCTATGATAATTGGCGATCGTCTCGGCCTTGTCGGTGCCGTTGATCACTCGGCGGGCGTTAAAGGGATCATCCGTCGTGTCGTTGAAATACTCGGGCAAGCCCATGCCCGTGAACCAACCTTTGATCGATCCATCGAATAGGATCAGCGCCGCCGGAACGTGTTCTAGCATGCGGTGGGGATAGCGAACCATCGGGCATGCCATCTCGTAATCGTCGCGCAGGACTTGCTCGCCTTTCTCGTAATTTTCCAACCAAGTTAGCTGGACGTAGCCGCGCCCGTAATAGCAGTTGCCATAGGGCCCAGCCGGTTGCGCGTAGCTTGCATTTCCACCTTTGCCATATTCCTCGATGGGCTCCATCGTTTGCGCCGTCTCGTGAAACGCTGTCGCGAGGCAATAGGCGAGCCACCGGATATCGCGGTCGAAGAAATAGCCCTCCCATGTGTCGAGAAGAAACGAAAGTCCATCAACTTGCGATTGGACGAGGTTGCCGCCGAACGGGTCTTCGCGGACGGCGTCGAAGAAGACGTCTCTATCAATCGCCATCATATTCTCCTGCCCTTGAGCGGCGGGAACCCGGCTTGATCTTCTTCCTCGACATGGCCGCGCGCAAGAGCGGGTCGTCAAGAGCCTTGGCGATTGCTGCACTGCGGCGAGCGCGGATGTCAGGATCGGCCCAAGCGCGCTTCTGACCGGCGCTGATCGCGGCGCGGTGGAGGGGGTCCATTGACATGTCGCACAACCCGCTTCATACGTTAACCGTTCAACGAACCAATCTCTTCTTTTACAGAGGAGCAATCTGGAGTGACTGATATGAAAATACGGATAAAGGATATCCAGCCGAACCCGTTTCGTAATTTCACGATCTATCCCGTAGACGAAGAACAGGTTCAGCGATTGCGTCAGTCAATCGATGAGCTTGGGTTCTTTTCGGGGGTTACAGCACGCCCTTCGCCTCGCGGGAAGGGGTATCAGCTAGCCGCTGGCCACCACCGCCTTGAAGCCGCCAAGCGCGAAGGCCTGACCGAAATCGAAGCCGTCATCGATGACTATGACGACGACGACATGGTCGCCATTATGACGATGGAGAACATGACCCAGCGGGGCACCAACTCGGGCGCCACTGAGGACAGCGTCGCCGCCCATGCTCGCATCGTGTCGCGAGCGATCTTACTGGGAGACGACGTTAGCTCCAGATTTCTGGAGCCAACCGACGACAATCGGACGCTGGCCCGGACGCAGGCCATAATTGCCGCACACGGCCCCGGCGAAGACACAATTTATCGCGCGATTAATGGCTTTGACAAGTCAAAGCGAACCGAGCGCAAGGCTGAAAATAAAAAAGCGGAGATCGTCTCTTCGACCAAGATCGGTGATGCGCTCGCCACCCTGAAGCAGACCGGCGTTATGGGCGTCATTGTTTCGGAAGCTCTTGCAGACGTCGAAACAATCCGCGCCGAGCGAGACGCTGCCAGACGCGCTGAAGAGGTTCGCTTGGAAAAGGAAGCGGAGCAAGCCGAGGCTAAGCGCGCTGCGGCTGAAGCTCGCGCCGAAGAAGAGCGAGCGCGAAAAGAACACGCAGCTCAAATCGCACGCGAGAAAGCCGAGAGGGCAAAAGCTGACGCAGCAGCGGCTGAAGGCGCCCGCAAGACCAAGGCGCAACAAGCCGCACGCGAAGCTGAAGCCCGCAATAAAGAGGCTGAAGCTGCCCGCAAGCGAGCCGCCGCCGCCCACAAAGCCGAACAGGAACGCGCCGAAAAAGAGCGCGCCAAAGCCCGTAAAGCAAAAGAAGAACGCCAAGCTAAGGAGAAGGCCGAAAATGAACGGCGCCAGAAGGAGGCGGAAGCCGTTAAAGCGCAGAAGGAACTCGATAAAGTTTATGATCCGCAGTGCGTCACCGCATTCAGATTGTTAGCGCAGGCGGAAGCCTTTCGCCGAGCGGTACTGTCTGAGGGCGGCCGGTACGTCGTGCCGGTAAAGCAGCAGTTAGCCTTGGCAAAACGTATCCGAGCCGAGATCGATCGAGAGGAGAAACTCAATGATCGAGAAGCATCCGCCCAATGGGTAAGCAGTCTCGTTGGGTTAGAGATCCAAAAAGGGCTTGGCATTCAACGGGGGATAGAAAAGGAGGAGAAAGAACGGCTTTTGCGTCGCAGTCACACAGACCGCGTCAATAAGTATTGGACAGATATTCGGCGCGGCCTGCAACAGGCAGAAGCGGCATTCAATACAATAATCGAGGAACAGAATACATGGCCTTACGATAAGGCCTTGTTCCCGATCGATCTCGACGCAATTCGGCGCATCGGCGAGATGCTTGAAACCTTTAGCGCCATGAAGAAGAAATTTGGAGTGTAAACAGCAAGCGACCTTCAGAAAATAAATCCTGAAGGCCGCAAGGTTCAACGCAATGGCTCTGGAGAGCCGCTACGAAGAAGGAAAACCTATCATGTTTGTGACGATGCGCAAAGGCAAGGCCGGTCTGTTAGAGACAGGCGCTTTTATCGCTCAATTTCCGCTCCCCGCCGATCCGATGGGCTCAACCGTCATCACGCTCGCCCAATTTGACGATTGGGGCGAAAAGGCAGGGTTTCTCCCTGCTCGCGTGAGCCGAGATACACGCAACACAGATCGCAATATCCTGCGCGGCAAGATCAACATCACAGCATCCAGCCCGCTATGGGCGGCTGAGAAAAAAGAGCCGTTCCATATTGGGGTCAAGGCGCACGGCTTGAGCTACAGCATTGCGCGCACCAGCGAAGCGTTCGCCTTGAAAGCCAACAAGCTCCCCGGCGAAATCAAAAGCCTTGTCAAGACAAAGAAAGGTTTGTTGGACAGTCTCCATAACAGCATGGATGTCGGTTCGCTACCAATGGCATTGCAGATAAGAATCTCGACCCTGAACAGGGAAATTGAGAGATACGCTACTAGGATTGATTATGAATCGCAGGAGCTGACAAAGGAGTTTGCCGTCGTGCAGCGGGAGATAGCCAAGGCTGTCGCGACTACGGCCATACTTCCGAACCCCAGCATCCAAGCCGTGCTTGATGTCGATGATGATATAGGGGGGGATCAAAACTCAACCGCGTAGGCCGGGTCGATATCCTCTTTCTTCGGCGGCTGCGTGTGCGGGAAGGCCCTCAACGGTCGACCCGTCCACCAGCACAGCGGCTTGTTCTCCAGCGTGTCGAACTTCAGGATGTTGTGAGCGATCGCCTCCTCGCGCAACCGGCGCAGGCGCGACTTCAACATCTCATAGTGCTTCGTCGTCGCCTTCTCCTGCTCCTCGGTCGTGCGTTCCTCGCGGGTCAGAGCGTCAGTCGGCGCCATGTCGCCGTAGACCCGCTTTACGTCGTCCCATGCGGCCACTGAGCGCACATTCGGCGGCACATCGAGCTGGGGAGGCACCGGCATGCCGTAGCGCTTCTCAGCCTCAAAGAAGGCCTTCACGAACACCTCCAGCGCAACGCTCATCCGCATGCCGCGCAGCTCCTCTTCGCGGCGCACGCGGTCGCGTTCGCTCACCGCTATGCACACGCATGAGGTCACCTGTCGGCCATCTTCGTCGTGGCCCAGTTCGACCCGCTCCAGTTCGAAACTGAGGCTGACGCCCTCCTCGTCGTCCTTCTGCTTGTCGATGGTCAAAGTGCGGAGCTTCGTCGCCTCGTCGCGGGTCAGGATCAGCACCTGATCGACGCCCGCGTAGACGGAGGTCGAACCGCGCACGACGCCCGCCTTGGTGAGGTGATGCACCAACATGACGTGCGCGCCCGTCCGCTCGTTAATTCTCTCGACGTTCCTCATGACCACCCCCATGTCCTTGACGGCGTTTTCGTCGGCGCCGACTGAGGCCTTGGCGAGCGTGTCGATCACGACCAGCCGTAAGGGGCCATCGAACGAGGCGGCGTGGGCCTGAATCTCCTCGATCAAGGCGTCGACTTGGTCAAAATCTCTGTAAATATCGATCCCCCTTTGGAGCAGCCGGAACGGCACCTCGCGGGCGAAATCGGCGCCGTAATAGGCGCGCCACGCCCGCAAGCGTTTTTTGAAGCCGAGCAGGCCCTCGCCGACTTGATAGACAACGCCGCCATTTTTGGTCGGGAGGCCGAACAGGTTGCGGCGGAATGCGATGCACAGGGCCAACTCCAGCGCGAAGAATGACTTGCCCGCCTTGCTGTCGCCCGCCAGCACCGAGCGGTCGCCGCTCGACAGCCAGCCGCTGACCAGCCAGTCGAACTGCTTGCCGTGATCGTCCAACTGGTCGAGCGCGATCGCCCCGAAGCGGCTTTTGATCGCCGGGGTCCAAATCCAATCGGTGCGCTTCAGGAAATCGTCAAACGACTCTATCGTACGATACGGGTGCTCTAGAATTTCCGGCGTCGCCACCCGCAGTCTCCTCTTTGATCAGGCAATCGTTCCAATCCTTGCCGCGATCGGGCCATGCGATCTCGACCTCGATGCCCATGGCGCGGAAACGGTTGCCAGCGGTGCGCAGCGCCGCGGCGGTCGAAAAGGTTTCGCTGTCGAGGTCGGCGAGGAGGATGATCTGCTTGATTCCCCACTCCGCAGGCAGGATCACGCCGGGGTGCTTCATATCGGGGATGCCGTTCTTTATCTTGATCCTGCACCCGTCGGCATCTTTGAGAACCGGATGATCCCATGAGCCGGTGGCGCCGCCAGCGAGGTTGCCGAGGTCGATCGCGGCGGCGAGGGTGACGTTCTCCGGGCCCCCGCCGAGTTGGTGCCACGCGAGGCAATTGGCCCACCCTTCGCCCAACGCCAGCACGTCGCTCGTTTTCCCGAGGCGAATCATTCCCCCCTTTTTTTCCCCCCTAATTTTCGTGGGGGAATTGCTGGGCGATCCGGTCGGAATCCATTTACGCGGTTCGACCGGGTCGAGATAGGTTTGGCTGATGCCGATGATGTCATGCGCGAAGTTTCGGATGACCGCGACGATCGCTGGCAGGGTGGCGAGGTGGACGACGGAGCGCGTCCCGTTATCGCCTGCGCCCCAGTAGTCCAAGTCGGGGACGTAGCGGATGTCTTGGACGAGCCTAGGGTTAGGGGTCAGGCCGCGCGCCTTGAGATAGGCCTCGGCGTGCGTCCCCCAAATCGATACCGCCCGATCCTTGTGGAGGATGGCGGAGATCGCCTGTTCAGTGTGTCGCGCCTTGGCCGCCTCGGCGGCTAAATCCTCTTCCCGGCGCTTCTGGTGCTCCGCGAGGCGGGCGGCGTTCGTGGCGAGGCGCGAATTGCGCTGCTCCAGCGTCTCGTCGCGTGAGCGGTCGGGCCGTGGCGTGCCGTTGATCCGTTCAACGGCCTCGATAAAGGCGCTTCCGGTCACACCCGCGACAAAATCAATCGTGCTGCCAGAAAGGCCGCAGCCCCGACAGTTGCAGACCCGTTTCTTGACGTTGATTGAGAACCGATCCTTGCCGCCGCAACGCGGACAAGGCCCAACCCATTCGGCGGTGCCGGTTTTCTTCAGGTGCTGCGCGCCGTGCTTGTGGGCGAGGGCGAGGAAGTCGGCGGTGCGGGCTTGGTCGACCCAGTCAGTCCATATTTGACTCGTCGCCATGGCCTATCCCTCCGCCTCGTCTCCTTCTACTGGCGCGCTAAGGGCGACGCGCGCTTGCGCCGCCATGCCCATGACCCACCCCGGCGGGGATCTCGCCTTTGACAGCGCCTCCTGACCAGCGGTCACCGCGTATTGGACGATGTCCGCCGCCGCGCCGATCGCGTTAACCTCCGCGAGGTCGTCATCGGTGACGACGGCGCCGCCGACCGCGGCTGATTGTTCGATGAAAGAGCGCTTATCCGCCACCGCCTTCAATAGGACATCGCGGACGTGGGTCAGAATGTCGCTGCCCTTCATTTCTGCGAAGGCGGTCATCGCGCCTCCAGCATGGTCCCGGCGACAGCGATCAGGCAGGCCTCCGCCCTCCCGTCATGCTTGGCCAGCTTGAACAGGTCAGCGCGATTGGGCCAGCGCGCTATCGCCTTGCTGCGCGCAAGGTTCTTCGTCCCGTCCTTGCCCGGCGGAATATTGAGGAGCCGCTTCCAACTGGGCGATGTGATGAAGACGACCGGCAGGCCGAGCGCAGCGCACACGCCTTCGCAGACGCCGCGGGAGCGGCCGAAGGCAAACGCCCCAACGCGCCCATCAGTGGGCAGTGCGTTCACCGATTCGATCAAGACCTTGTCGGCATGCGACTTGGCGAGGATTTCGGCCAGCAGCGGCGCATTCACGGCCCGGCGGCTCGCGGGACCATCATTCAGGGTGGGCATGTCGTGGACTTCGACAAGGGCGCCGTCGGAAAGGACCGCAATGGCCCCGGACACGCCGATATCGATGCCGACGACAATCATGGGATCAGCCGACAGCGGAGAGTCGGTGTTCTCTGGATGGCAGAACCGCGATGAAATCGTTGGCTGTCACCGCGCCTTTGGTCACCTCGGTGATCCGCTCGATCGTGCCGGGTCGGGGGAACGCTAACCCCTTCATAAATCGATAAACGCTGGTCCTATGAACGCCAATGGCTTCGGCGAATTTCTCAACCGGGGTCTGGCTTTTTTCTAGATATTGATCAAGTCGCATCGTGCGGACTCTGTCTCATATTTTGCAGCGTCGCGTCAACTATGTTCGTTCCCGTACAAACCGCCCCCTCTTGACCGACTGTCTCTGCTGCTGCTACACGAATCGCCATCGGGCCGCAAGCCGGGAGGCGGCGTTCGGGGCGCTGTGTGGCCTGATCAGACGGGGCGGGGTGGTGGCGCTCTTCACCCCGCCCCAAGGGCGCTATTCAAACATAGAGGGGAGACGAATGCCGTTGGATCGTAAGCACTGGGAAGAACTCGTCGACAACATTGTCGACGCCATTGGCGTCGAGCGGTTCACTGAGTTGGTGGCCTACGTCTTGGTTGAGCAGCGCGGCTATGAGCGGCTCGGCGTCGCCTGCGAGCTGCTGCACCGGATGGCGTCGTTCAGGGCCGAGGTCGAAGATGCCAATTGAGCGGCGCGAGATCACGGATCGTACGACGTGGCTAGAGTGGCGCAAGGAAGACCTGACCGCATCGACAGCAGCCGCGCTCTTTGGGGATGATCTCCATCCCCATGTTTCCGCCTACCAATTGTGGGCGCAGAAGAGCGGTCTCGTGACCAAGCCGAGCCTGATCGATCCGAAGCTCGCCCGCCGGGGCGACGTCATCGAGAAGATCTCGCCGCAGATCATCGGAGAGGAACGGCCTGAGTGGGGGGTCTACCACAATCTCAACTACTACCGCGATCCCGAGGCGCGGATCGGCGCGACGCCAGACCTCATGGCGCTCCGTCCTGATATCGAGGGGACGGGCGTTATTCAGGTCAAGAGCGTCGGCCAGCAGGCCTTCCGCCAATGGCAGGACCGCGACACGGGCGAGACGGCGCTGCCGATGTGGATCGCCATTCAAGTCAGCATCGAGGCGGCCATGGCGGAAGCCAACTGGGCGGCGGTGACGGCGATCACCATCGGCGATAGCGGGCTCGATGTCGAGATCATCGACGTGCCGCTCATGCCTGCCCTGATGGATAAGTTTCGCCTGCTGGCGCAGGACTTCTGGCGCCGCGTCGCCGAGAAAGACCCCTATGACATCGACTGGGGTAAGGACGCCGCGACCGTGTTGGACATCTATCGCGACGATAATGGCGGGGTCACCGACCTCGCCGCCAACGAGCGCATCGGCCCGCTGCTCGACATGCGCGAAGGGCTGAAGCGCATCGAGGATGACGGGAACGCTGCGACCAAGGCCCGCAAGCCAGTCGACGCCGAGATCATCAGCATCCTCGGCAATTACGCCAAGGGACGGCTGCTGGATGGACGTCTGGTCGAGGCGAAAACCGTGCGCCGCAAGGCCTATAATGTCGAGGCCACTTCATACCGCGCTGTCAAGGTTAAGCCGTGAATGTGCAGGCCTCTCCCGCTCTGGTCGAGAAGTACGCGGACTTGCTCGCCGACGTCGAGCTTGTGGCCGAGCGCGCGAACCAGTGGCGCAACGACCCCAAGGTGCATACAGCCACCGTCATGGTCGAGGCGGCCGAGATCGCGCTGGTTCGCATCAGCGACGCATGGCGCAAGAGCCGTGGCGGCCGACAGAACAACGCCTTCTTCGATCCCCTGTCGAAGCGGATGCGCCGGGTCATCGCGTATTACCGCAGGCACACGGGCAATGTCTCCAAGCCGGTGGAAGAACCTGAAGCGGGTAACTGGGTGTACAAGATCACCGATTACGAGGCGCTGCCGTTCCATCGGCTGAAGGCGTATTTTCGCGCCAGCCATGTTGACGACGCTATTCGAACAGGCATTCAACTTGGCTTACGCGAACTGCCCGGCGTCCTGATTTGGAAGGAAGAGACAGATGAGTGAACATCAAGCCAAGCTCGACGCCATCCACGAAATCCTCAACGAGCACGATGGCGAGGAGGCGCTGAAGCGCATCCGCGAAGTGCTCTACGGAAGGAACGTTCCTACAACCGTTCCTACAACCCCGGAGAAGACAGATGAGTGACATCCGCTATCAAGACGAAGAGACGCCCGTGATCTCTGGACCGGCGCCGCTGCCGGAACCTGAGAACCAGCTTGTGCCGATGTCGCTCGCGGCCACGCTGACGAAAACAGAGATCGAGCAGCAACTCGCGGCGGCGCACAATTGGCCGCGATCGCCTGCACGGGCGCGCGACGTAATGGTGAGCCTCGCCACTATGGACGAGCAGACCGCAGCCGAATGCATCTATTCAGTGCCCCGTGGCGGCAAACAAATCCGAGGTCCGAGCATCAGGTTTGCAGAGATCGTGATGTCGTCATGGACGAATGTCCGATGCGCGGCGCGCGTCACGTTCGAAGACCGGATCGAGAGGTTTGTCGAGGCCGAGTGTGTGTTCCACGATCTGGAAAGCAATGTCGGTTACGTGGCTCGCGCTCGGCGCCGCATCGAATTGAAGCGTGGCCGCAAGAGCGTTGACGACGATATGGTGCAGATCGCAGGCGCCGCAGCGATCTCCGTAGCCCGCCGCAACGCCATTCTTGGGGCGGTGCCCAAGCCGGTTTGGCGGCGAGCGCTGGAAGCCGTCGAAAGCGTCGTCAAAGGCGATCAAAAGACGCTCGTGGAGCGCCGGGATGCGGCAATCTCCTATTTCAACAAGATGGGCGTCCAGACAGAGCGTCTCCTGAAGGCACTGGATGTGGCCCATATCGATGACATCAGCCTTGAGAACCTTGTCGATCTCAACGGCATGCGAAGCGCGCTCAAGAACAATGAATCGACCCTCGACCAGCTCTTCCCGGAGGAGCACCCGCCGGGGCCGAAGCCCGAGACGCTGGCCGAGAAGCTCAAGGCGATCTCTCAGGTGGACCCACGAACTGGAGAAATCACGGAATCTGGCGTCACCACGCAAACGTCAGATGGGGCGGGAGCCGCTGAATTGCCCCCCAGCCCAGCGGCTCCCGTTACCCCTGCGCCTGAACCGGCGCCGCGCCCGACGCGCACGCGCAAGCCGTCCTTGGACGAGCGCGTTCAGGCCGAAGGGGACGCCGCAGCGACGAAAGGGACGCACGCCCTTGAGGAGTGGCTCGATTTCCTTGGCAGCGACGAGATCGCGCGCGTGACCTCGTCGGCGGAGAAGCGGTGGCGGGAGATCGCCGAGAAGGCGGACGCGGCGTGAGCCGAGAGCAGCGGAATTTCGCGCGGGCGATCAGTGAAGTCAGTGATCGGGTGAGGGAGGTGAACGACCTCCTCCTCGACGCGCAGGACGCGATGAAAGGCGTCCGGCCGAAGGATGCGTGGAGGCACCTCAACGACGCCAAGGCGCAACTGGAGGGGGCGATGGTTATCGCAAAGTGGTCGCAGACCCTGTTCCCGGAGGACGGGTGATGGACCCGGTTCTGGGAGTTGGCGTCTCAGATCGGACGCTCCTGATTCTCAACGAAATCCGCGCTGAACTACGGCGCATGGATGCGCGGCTCGACAGGGAGTTCAGCGAGGTTCACGACCGGCTTCGGCGGCTCGATGAACGCATCGACGGCTTCATCCCCCGCCTTGAGAAGCTGGAGGAGAGCTAAATGATTGTGATTTATTTAATCCTGCTCTTTCTTGGCACATGGTGGCTGTTGAGCTTGCTTGAGCCATATGACGAGAACGTAGCTCGGTGGAAAGCGAGGCGCTCGGCGGAACGGGTGGCCTTTATCAAATTCCTATGGCGGCCATTTTGGATTAGCGCGAGCGTCACCGTCCTGCTGATCATGGGCGCTGCGGCGCTAATGCGCCTGCCTGACTGATTAGTGATTGGCGGTTAAGCCCCATCCCAGCGGAGAAGGTAACTCCTCGTGGCGCTCACTCGCCAAACCAGCGAACATGCCTTGGCGGCCATACTTCTCGGCGAGGCGGGCGTAACTGTTGGGGTTCGGACGGCTCAGCAAATCAGCCGCCTTGTCCGGGTCCATTATCGCGTCGTGGTATAAGTGTTCGGCCTTCGCAATGCCTGCATTGCGCGCCTTGGCGTAGAAGTGCTGCGCAGCCAGTGCGGCGCCAGCGCCGGTCCAACCCGCTACCCCATGAAGGGCTTCGGGAAGGCTATGATAAATTTCATGGGCTGCAATAATAGTCCCCGCCACACCGAGGCCGCCATGCGTCCCGTGCTCCGCGATTTTGGCCAGAGCTTTGGCCGTCTTCTGCGCGGTTGGCGATCCTCTTGGGATTGTGGTCGTGTACAAGGTCTGCTGGCGCTCGATGTCATCGGCGACCTGATCCATCACACGCAGTTGCTGGGGGGTAAACCCAGCCGCCGCCATAACTGGCTTGTAATCGGCGACCAGTTTTTGCGTCAGTCCCGGCGACAAGGTCTTTACGTTGCTCCCGACCCCGGCTTTCATCTGGGTTGTGACCCTGTCCAGCATGTGATCGAGCGCGGCGCGCTTTAGGCCTTCAACCGCCGCCGCCCCACCCGGCTGGCTGGCAAGGAAGGTTTGTAGCCGCGTCATCTGACGAACGGCGTCCTTGCGTGAGAAAAGACCGCCGACGAGGTTCTGGATGTCGTGCGGGCTTGTCTGGCCTTCAAAACCTTTGAACGCTGGGTCGTTTCGCATCGCCTTGCCAGCGTCGAGCTTCTGGTGGGCGATCATGGCGGCGCGCCGATTCGCCGCATCATCCGCCAATTGCGCCGCCGCCTCGGCAGGCCCCTTTACGAAGTTCTGGCGCACGTCAGCAGGCAGGGCGCGCAGCGCCCCCTCATAATCCTGCTGCCATTTAGCGAGCTTGGCCGGGTCGATCATGCCGTTGGTGGTAGCCTCCCGCGCCATCGAATCGGAGACGACGTCCTTGAACGGATCGATCCATGGCTTGCCGGTCGCATCGGCGTAGGCCTTGGCCTTCTGGTAGCCGGTCGCCCCTTTGGCGAAGATCTTGCCGGGGACTTGCGACTCCATCGTACGATACGAGTCAGCCGTCGCCCCCTGCCGGGTGATCGCACCGGCTGGCCCGCGCTCGATGTCGCCGCGCGCTCTGCTCGCCGCTCTGGCCGCCATAATGTTAGCGCGATCCTGCGGGGTCATGGCGCGCAGGCGTCCCATATCCTCCTCGGCTTCCTTGGCGCTCTGCCGGGTGGCGGCGTTCTTGATGACGTTCTCCGCCGTCTTGAGGAGTTGCGTCATCCGCGCCAAGGCTGGCGTCTTGCCGTTGCTCATCCGCTCCTTGCGCATCGCCGTTTTGAGGTCGGAGGTGAGATCGGTGACGTCGGAAAGCCTTGTCACATCCTTGCCGAGCCGGGAAGCGTTGTCGAAAATCCTCGCCTCGTCGCCCTCCATTGGCTTTTGCATTGGCCCTACTTGACGCTGAAGTTTTCTGGCTTGGCCACCGATCTGGTGGGGGCGGACGCCGATCTTGTCGGCCTTAATCGCTCTCCAAAGTGTCTCCTCCTTCGCCCTCGCCGTCGCCATCGAATCGGCGATAGCTTTTCTCGCGTTCGCGCCGAGAGCCTCTGGCGCGCCTTGCCTCGCGACCTGACCGGCCGCGCCTTTCGCCGCAGCCTCCGCTTGCTGCACCCCGGCCGCATGATTCGCGACCTCCGCCTCGTGCTGCTGCTCAATTTGTTGCAACCGCTGGGTGATCAGGTCGGCAACCTTGGTCGAATCGCCGCCCGGCTGAACCCCTTGCAGCGCTTTCGTCTGCGCCGCCTGTTGGGCGTGCCATTGCTGCGAATGCTGTACGCCATAGTGGGTCTGGTATTCAGTTTCAGCCCCCACCAGACCGGGATCGACAGCAACCTGAGACGCCGTCGGCTTGGAGCCGGAGATATTCTCGCCTGTCGCTCGGCCCGGCGCAGTCTGCGCTTGCGCTGTCCTGATGTTTCCGGCCGCAGCCTCCGGGTTCGTCGCCTTTTCCCGCAGCATGTCAGCGGCCATGTCGGTCTGACCGCTCTTGGTCAGCGGCTTCGCTATAGCTTCCCCGCTCATCTGGGTGCCGCCCCCTATCAGCGAGCCACCGAACCGCGCCCACGGCTCATACGGGGTGCCCTCTGCGGCATGGCCGAGCGTTTCGGAGCCGATCGCCGGGCCGACAGCCTGCTTGAGCCGCGCCAGCGTGCTCGCTTCACCGAACGGCATCAGCGCGCCGGGGATGAAGCTCGCGCCCGTTTTGAGATATCGACCGACCCCGCTCTGCGGCGTGTAGCCGGGGTCGACGCCAGAGCGCAGGAACTCCTTTTGATAGTCGGCGCCGGTCGGGATGAATTGCGCCAGCGTGTCATAGGTCTTGTCGCCGATGGCTTGGCGCAGAACTGAGCCATGGGTGCGCTGCATCGCCTCTTGCGCGTCTTCGCCGCCCATCGCCTGATTGACGTGCGCGCCTGCCCAAGCAAGCCCATAGTCGGCAAGACGAGGGATATCGAATGGCGCGCCGAGAAGGCCCGCCGTCCCTTCCGCTAAGCCGCCCTGAATGCTCTTGCCAAGCTCCGGTCCCCAACCGGGCCATTTCTTGATGCCGATGTCCTCGTCGCTCCCGCCCGGCTGGCTGACGCCGACATCGTCATCACTCTCCTCGTGCGCGATTTTAGATGGCTGCGGCGGTTGCTGCCCGACCGCAGAAGGCGCGGGGGCATTGGGGGCGACAGAGAGCGGCACCGCTTCGTGAGGAGCAATAGGTTTCGGCGGCGGCTTCGGCGGCGCCCGCGCATGGACAATGACCTGTCGCCCTTGCTCGCCCTGCGCAGGCGGCGGCTGGGTCTGGGCGGCAGGCTGCTGCTGCGGAGGCGGCGCCGCAACCCCTACGTCGTCGTCACTCTCAAGCTGCTCCGCCATTTATTGCCCCGCCGGTACGATCCAACCGCCTGCCCCATTGCTGGGCGACCCAGCCTTCTTCCACTTCTCCTCGTCCCAGATCCGCTCGCCCTTGCCAGTCATGTAGTGCTGGCCATTCAACCGCTGCGAAGCAGCAGGGATATCCTGACCGGGGTAGGCGAACTTCAGCGCCTCGGGGTCGATGAATTTCTCAAGCTTGTTCTTCGCCAGCCACGGCGTGGAGAATTGTGTCTCGTCATAGGCTCCGGGATTCTTGTTATGCCAAGCGGCGAAGTCTTTTGCGTACTGGCTCTCCCAATTGATAACGCCCTTCATCTCGGAGAGGATTGCGGCATTCGCCTGTGGCTGCATCTCTGGGTTCGGATTGCCCATGCCGAAAGTCTTAAACTCCATGACGAGAGGCCGGTTTCCCATCGCCTTCACTTGATTCGCGAGCAGTTGATTGTGCTCCTTCATAAAGATCTGGAATGCGGCCGGATTGGCGGTGGCGGTGGGAGGAACATTGATCCCGAACGCCTTAAGGTCGGCGACGATATTCGCTTTCTCCTCCGCGAAGGCGCCCGGCTGGTAGCCGCCCTTCATCAGACCGATAAGGCGATCGAGCCTTTCGTTGGTCTGATCCCTTGCTTTCTGTTGCTCCGGTATGGCGTTGTGCGTCTTCCACAATTCCTTCTGTTGGTCAGCCATGGCTTCCGGCGGCATGACCCCAGCGATCGGCTGGCCGCCTGCCTTCCCGCTGGCCCAAATCTCGTGGGCCTGCTTGATCATGTCCGCGCCCTGTTTCCTGTCCTCCGGGTCTGGCGACGACATGTAACCTTGCGCGCGGCGCGTCAGTTCATAGGGGTTTTCGAACCACTGCTTGCCTTTCCAGAATGGGTCATCCGGCCCCGGCGCGCCGGGAGGGGCGCCGCTGGCGTCAGGAGCGGTGCTGGGCGGCTTTGTCGCATCGGGGGCAGCAGTCGTGGCGTCTGGGGCTGGAGGGGCTTGGGCGGTCTTCTTTGGGCCTTCAGTGGTCACTAATGGGCCCGGAGTGGTCGGGATCGGCGGCGGTTTGGCTGAAGGCGCAGGAGCTTGGCTCGGCGCAGGAGCTTGGCTCGGCGCAGGAGCGGCGGTCTGGCTGGGAGCAGGAGCTGTCTTAGCTGGTGCGGTTGCGCCGCCTCCCGTGGATGGCAAGGAAGGCATGGGCGGATAGGGCGGCGGCTCGCCCTGCTGTCCGCCAGCGAGCCAACCCCGATATTGGATGCTCCAATTCTCGCGCTGCGCCTTGTACCACTCCAAGGTCAGGTTCGCGGCCCCGAGCGAGGTCTGCTCGTCGTGGTAGCGCGATTCGCTGCCGAGTTCTTGGATCTTAGCTTGGTTCAGTTGCCACTCGCGATCGAGCGTGCGCTGATCCTGCATGTACTTCATGCCCGCCATCGCGCCTTGGCCGATGGCGGGCCCAAGCTGCGGCGATCGGCTTGCCATCATCCCGAAGCCAGCCGCCATCAGGGCCATGCTGAAATCGGACTGCATCTGCTTCCGATCCGGCGCCCGAGCGGCGTCGTCCATCGCAGCGCTTATCTGCGTCTGCGGGTCGGCGTGGGCGAGCGCGCTCGGCTGGAATTGCTGCTGCTGCTGGTTCTGCTCCGCACCAGCGAAGGCCAGCGCTTTGCCGTCCGATGGCTGGCCGTCGCCGCGCGCTGACCACTTGCCGAGCCCGAGCTTGCCCATGGTCGTCGCCCATGGCGTCAGACCCTGTTTGGCCATCTGGCTCTGGGCGAAGTCGCTCTGCTCCTGCCAATAGCGCGGGTCATTAGGGTCGTGTCCGGTCGCCTTGGCATAATCGTCGCCCATGCCCGCGCCACTCATCGCAGGGTTCATGCCGCCTTTATGCAATTGCCATGGTCCGAACGACGAACCGGCGTCGCCGACTTGATAGGGGTCTTTCGCCCCCATCTCGCCGCCTAGGATCTTGCGAACGACATCCGGGTTGTTGCCGTACTTCGATGCGATCGAGGCATTGTAGTCGAGCACCTGTTGGCGCGTCGGTTTGCCTCCCGCTGCGGGCGCAGCCGCCGCTGGCGCTGCCGACGCCTCGATCGCGGCGACCGCAGGCGCAACGATCGGCGCAGGAGCAGGGCGCACTGGAGGCTCGGGTGGCGGTGGCGGCCCAGCGCCGAGCCCCGCGCCGCCGCCATCTTGGAAGCCGGTTCGCCCGCCCCGCGCTCGTACAATAGATCCGAACCCGCCAGAAGTTCCGCTGGAGGTATTCCCGGCGATCCCGGCGCCGACGCCGCCGTTGTTGCTCGCGCCGCCAGTGGAGACTCCGCCAAGGCCAGCAGGAGCCGGTGTGCCAAGCTGGGCCATGAGCGCTTGCGCGGTCGCAGGCGCAGCCAGCATCCCCATCATCGTATTCGGAGCCACCGACGGCTGTCCCGACGGCTGTCCCGACGGCTGTCCCGACGGCGCAAGCGCGGTGGCGACGCCCTGCGTATTCCCGCTGATCCCTGCGCCGGGCCCGCCGAACGGGCTCGCGCCACCCGGATTGGCAACCACGGATGGCGAGGTGGTCGTCTCGCCGAAATTGTGCGCTGGCCCGTCGGTTCCGGCTGGGGCTGGCGTGCCCTGTGGCCCCTGCGATCCGATAGTCGGATTCCCGGCGGGGAAGCCCATGGACGTGCCGGGCTGACCAAACTGCGAATAGAACTGATCCAGTTGAGCTTGGGTCGGGGATTGAGCGGTGTCTCCGGGGTTAAGCCCCGGAAGAGCCATTGTGGGTGACGGGGACGGGTTACCGCGCATGCCATTGCTCGCGGGCGTGCCTTGAGGACCGGCAACGCCCATCGAAGAGCCGATGCCAGCGCCGGATAGGGCGTTCCCCACACCATTAGTCGAGCCGAGCCCGAGCGTGGCGCCCGCCACGTTCTGCGACGGGGTGCCCATTTGTTGGCCACGCGACAGCGCCAGATCCGCGAGCGCTTGGGAAAGCGCCACCTGTCCCGCCAGACCTCCGCCCAGCCCTTGCGCGCCAGAAGAACCGCCGCCACCACCTACACTGCCGGTTGAACCGCCAGTCGCGCCCCCACCGCCGCCGCCACCGCTGGTAGCGCCACCGCCACCGCCTGCCGTCGTACCCCCGCCGCCTGCAACGCCGCCTGCAACGCCGCCTGCAACGCCGCCGGGGCCACCGCCCGCGCCAGAGCCTGCGACGCCGCCGGGGCCAGCAGGACCAGCGGGCGCACCGACGCCGACGCTGGATGATACGCCGCCAGAGACGCCGCCGACAGAGCCTCCCCCGCCGCCGAAGCCGAAGCCGCCTGTGCCGCCGATACCGCCGCCTTCGCCACCAACGCCGCTAACCCCGCCAAATGAGCCAGTGCTTGATACACCGCCAGTCCCAGCGCCGCCGAGGCCGCCAACACCGCCAGCAGGATCACCCGCAGCGGCAGCACCAACGCCGCCGTCGCCGTCGCCAACGCCGCCGTCTTGGAAGCCACGTCGTACGACCCCGCCAAGGCCGAAGTTGAAAGCATCGGAGGCAAGATTGCTGAAATCCGGGCCGCCCGAACTGATCTCGGAAAGGTCAGTACCGCTAAAGCTGTCGACGCCGCTCTGCTGCGAGGCTTGGCTGTTCTTCCCAATGGTGGCGAGGGTGCTGCCAAGCCCTTGAAATGGCGATTGCTGTTGCTGTTGCTGCTGCTTTGGAGGGGGAGGCGGGCCCTTGCCCAGAGCCGCTTGAATCTGAGCTTTCACAGCCTGCTCGATCAGAGCGCTCTCATCAGCAGGCTGCACCGCCGGGGTCTGCGTCGCTGGCTCCATCCCGAGTCCGCTAAGGCCGCCCCCGGTATCAAAACCGATGCGCCCGCCGCGCTGGAACCCAGAACCAAACAGGCCGTCGAAGCCCGCCGCCTTCTTCGCCACGCTGCCGCCGCCCATCGGCGAGCCCTGCGAATCCATGCCGGTCACGCCGTGGCCCTGCGGGGTGTAGCCGGTGGCGCCCGCGAGCGGCATCTGGCCCAGCACGCCAGCGTTCGCGCCGCCCTGAAAATAGCCCGGTCGCTCATCGTCGGGCGTCGGAAGCCTGATGTCGCCCAAGCCTCCTGCTGGCCCATACGGCGCCGAGGTCGTGGATGTCGCCCTCGTCTCCTCGGGATTGAGGACGGGCAGCGAGACTGGCCCAGCAGGCGAAGGCGCCGAGTGGAATGGGCCTAGGTCAGGCAGCGTCAGCGGGCGCGGCGGGGGCAGCGGCGTAGGAGGCTGCGGTCGCGGATGATGCAGGACAACGGGGGGCCGTGGACGACCGGCGGTATGCTGCGCCGGATACATCGGTTGCGGAGTAGGCCGCGGCGCGGGAGGAGCGATCGCCGGGTTGTAGTGCGCGCCGCGCGCGTTGCCACTCTCTGGCGTGTAGTAGCTCGGCAAACCGCCCAGCCCGCCGCCGTCCTGCCGCCCAATGCGACCGCCATGCGCCGCGTAGAGCGCAGCGTCGGCCGCGTTCTGCCCTCGGCCACCCGAAAGCGCTTCGTTGTAGGCGGCATAATTTTGAGCGGGAGCATTGCTCCCACCGCCAGCGCCCGCGCCGACCGTCGCGGCAGGCGTCGTAGTGGCAGGCGTCGTCGCGGCAGGCGTTGTCGCGGCAGGCGTCGTAGTGGCCGAAATAGACTGCGGCGACGAGGCGGCGACGGTAGCGGTAGGCGTGTTCGTCAGCGTCGCATCAACAACCCCCGGCCGGTCGAGCAGCGAGATCCGATCGGTTACGCCGGGTACGCTGGAAGCGCCCGCAGCGGCAGCGGTCCCTTCCCCGCCGTAGACTAACTCGCCATTGGCCCCCTTGGTGAAGAAGTGCTGGCCAAGGCTCGTCTCTCCTGCTCCAGTTTGGTAATTGTTCATCGGGTGCTGGTAGTCGATCGGCTGGTACACCGTGCCGGGCGCCGCGCCCGAAAGGTTCGGCACCGAAGGCGACAAGGAATCGGTGCCGATCTGGGTGAAGGCATCCGGCGGGACGTTGGAGCCGCCGCTCGCGCCGCCAGTCAGGGATGAATACAGGATATTGCTTAGGCCGGATTCGTTCGACGGCACGCCAGAGCCTTGCGCGATCGCTCCCGGCGTAGCCGTATCGACATACCCATAATTGGCGAAGCCTGTCAGTTGGGGTGCGGTGCCAGCAATATCGAGCGCGCCGCCGGTCTGGCGGCCGATGCGCCCGCCGTCCGCCGCCGCCACCTGTCGAGGGTCGATCATCGGCCCAGCTTGCAAGGGGCTCGTTGGCGCCTTCGGACCAGCCATCGGCCCTGCCTGCGATGGGCTCAACGGCGACGGCGCGCCGCCGCCCCACCCAGACTGCGCTGCGGGAGCGGCCCACTGCGAGATGGGAGGGGTCGCATGTATGATCGTGCCTGCTGGCGTCCTCGACAATGAGCCCGCGCCGAAGGCTCCCGTCCCCGCGCCTGCTCCAGAGCCGGGGTCCATCATCGCCAGCGCGCCCGCCGGGGACGCCTTGCCGACGCCGAGGTCGTAGATGTTGCCCGGTGAGACGCCGCCGAGCCCCGCGCTGCCGCCGGTCTGGAAGCCAGCTCGCTCTGCTTCTCGGTCTTCGGCGAGGCCAATTTGAGAACGAGGATCGCCCTGATAATTGAACCGATGAATCGCCCGCCCATCGAACGTACGACCAATCGGCTCGACGTTCTCCCTCGTGCGTCCCCCACGGGCCATGAACGGCAGCGCCGTAAGCGCGGTGCCGATGCTGCCGAGGCCGCTGGTCACGGCTGGATTGGAAAGAGCGCCCAGCGCCGCAGTTCCAGCGCCGATTACCGAGTTTAACGGATTAGGCCCCGGCGTCGTTGTCTGCGACGTTCCGCCGCTCTGGCTTCCCGTTCCCTCAACGATGTTGCCGAGGAAGCCTGTCGTCTGGAACGGGTAAGCCTGCCCTTGCGTCCAGTCGTTTTGCAGCGCGGTGTCGATCTGCTGCTGCTCGGTTTGCGGGATCATCCCGGCTTGCATTTGGGCGTTTGCGCCCTGAAGCCCAGCCGTCTGCGCCGCCGTGCCGATGTTGCCAAACGCCGTGCCAAGATTACCGAAACTCGTACCCTCTTGCGCTAGCTGCGTGCCTAGTGTCCCTTGCTGCGCGCCGATGTTGGCTTGGGCTGTGCCAAGCTGGCCAGTTTGCAGCGCCTGATTGCCATATTGATTGGCCATCTGGCCGAGCATGCTGTTGTTGTATTCCGACGCGCCGAGGTTGGTCTGCTGCTGGTTGTTGAACTCCGCTAACGCCTGATTGTAATTCGATTGATTCAGTCCAGCGATTATCGGGGCTTGGGCAAGGCTTTGCTGATTGGCGAGGATGTCCTGACTTATGCCCGCCCGGTCGCCGCCGAATGCGCCAGCGCCAATGTTCTGCGAATTTAAAAACTGCGCCTGCTGCGCATTCTGATTATTGAACTCAGCCTGAGTCGCATTGACGACATCCTGCGTGAACGGATTCTCGTACTGATTGACCGCATTGCCAGAGAACTGCTGCGCGCTCACTGGGCTTGCAGCGGCGGCGAGCGTCATGTCCTGCGCCGTTCCCATCTGCGGAATGGCCCCGGCGACCGTATTCGCGCCGCTCTGCATGCCGCCGTAGCCAGACGCAGTTGTGCCGAACCCCTGCCCCATCCACTGACCGGCGCCTTGGATCATAGTCCCGCCCGCGCCGAGGAAGGGCTGCGCGGTATAGCCATACTGGTCGACGTTGCCGAGGCCCGTCACCGTCTGGTTGCTAAGCGGCGCGACCTGTTCGCCCGGATAGGCGGTGTAGGGCGTGTTCGCGACGCCGGTCGCGCGGTTCACCAAACCTTGATAGTTCGCAAGCACCTGTGGATCAGGCGAACTCGATGAAGTCGTTGTGTTGCTGCCGCCGCCAAGAATCGAGCCCATCGATCACTCCGCTGCGACATGGTTCGCGGGAACCGCCCGCGACAGGGGCGTGCGCGCCGTCATTTCACCCTGTGGCCGATAACGATAGAACTCGCCCATCTTTGGCATCACCCGGCGGTACAATCGACACTTCGCTTCTGTACGAACGGTCGAATACACGCCGCAAAAAAAATCGATCCCCAGTTCTTCAGCGCAACGCTTGCCATAGCAGAGGAGGTCGGTCGCGTAGGTCGACCGGCGCGCGTCAGGCCGCACATAATTGAAATATTCCTGAAGGAAGAACTCGTCCGAATACCAGACCGGCTCGATCACCATGAAGATCGCCGCCTTGAGATCGTGCGGCTCGCCGATAACGCCGACGATCCCCCTCGTCCGCTGAGTCGCCAGCCGGATCATGGCGGCGACTTTCGGCCACGACAGCGCGTGCTGCGCGACCTCCGCGTACATCAGGCTGAAGAGGCTAAAAATTTGCATTTCGTCAGCCTCGCCCGCAAGCCGGATGTGAGAGAGGTCTGTCGGCGCCTTCGGTGGGCGATCGTTGTGGGAGAACTGTTTGCCCATGGCTATTTCGCCGGGCCGGGTAAGCGCTTCAGCGTCTTGATGTGCTCGGCCCGAAGCTGCTTGACCCACGCATCGAGGATCTCGTGGCCGCGATTGATGTCGCCCCGGCCACGGCGCTTCACCTCGCCGGGCGGGACGACGAACTCGCCACCCGAAATGTTGATCGGCGTGCCCGGCCTCGGTTCCTCCGGGACGACGCCGCCCTGCGCTGACGCCCCGAACGAAGGGAGCTTGGGCTGGGGCGGCGCATAGGGCGCGGGGGAAGGCGGCGGGCGCATCCCCTTGGTCGCTAGGTGAGGCATCTGCGCTCCGAACGGCGCGCTGGTCCCCCCGAAGGGAGCGCCTTGCGCCATCAGGCTGATCTGCTTCCCCGACTGAGCTTGCAGCGGCAGGAACATCTTGGCGAGCATCGCCGCCCCAGCCGCGGTGTTCCCCTCGCCCATCATCGAGACGATGTCGGCGGGCATCACATAGCTTCCCGGCGGGACATGCGTCGGGTGGGCGTCGGCGCGCCCCGGCGTAGCCGTATTGATCGCTCCGATGACCGGCGACATCGGACTGTCGGGGATGGCGCCGCCGGTCGCGCGCTTGAGCGGGAAGGGATGCTGCGTGATCCCCGACTTGAACGCGATCCCGCCGATGGGTGGCTGGCGCCGCAGTATACGCGAGATCTGAATGCTGCTCGGGACTGGGTTAAAGCCGGGCATGGTCCTACCCTGTGTTCCAGATGAGAGTCAGATCGCAGGGCGTTCCAGCCGCGACCACATACAGGCCGTTTGAGAGGAGAAGCCCCGGTCCAAAGTCGAACCCTTGGCCCGAAACAAAGGTTATCGCGCTAACAACAGCGCCTCCGGTGCTCGTGCCGTCATAGACGGTCAGCGTTGTGGTCGCGGAGGTATGGTTGGCGGTCACGCCGTACAGGATCGCCGGGGCCGACGGGTCTGGCGGGGTATAGACGAGAAAAGATCCGGCGGCGCTGATATGAAAATATTGCTTCGGGTCCGCGAGGGCCGCGATGGCGTCGCCAATCGACTCCGCATGGCCCGTCGTCGATGAATGGAACTCAGCGATAAGGTCGCCAAGCTTGATCGTCAGCGCTTGCAGCGCTTGGACGACGGTCTGAAGATCGCCTTGGAGGCCCGCAGTAAGGGGAGCCACGTCAACCGGCCCTTCCATCGACCCCAAAACGAAACTTCACCGCGCCTAAGCGGGCGAAATGTCCGGTGTCGTTTCCCTCTACCTTGAGCGAGAAGTAGCGCCCCCGGCAGCGAGGGTCAAATTCCACCTTCTGCGCATTGACGAGAAAGGGGCCATAAGTCGTCGGCCGGGTGTCGGCCGGATCATTCTGGGCATAAAGCGTGATCAGGAGTTGAGCGCTCTCCGTCACCGGGTCGTCGCCGAATTTGCGCCAGCGAAAGTCTGGCCGCACGCGATCGATGAACAAAAAGTCCTCGCCGTCATTGAGCATGAAGAACCCGGTGCGGAACCACCAGTTCATCGCGATCGGGTTGCCAGACTGATCCTCGCCTGCGTCCCGGCCCATCTCCATCCACATGATCTGCGACGTCGTGCCCCTGCCCGGATCGTCTTCGTCTTGGACCGTCATCGCGCTGATGGGGTGGCCGAAGACGTTGTAATCGACCCAATCCGAAACCATCAGTCCGCCGTTGGCGGCGCCGCCAAACACGTCGATTGGCGTGCCGTAGTCCCACTCCCCGCTGACCCGGTTGAACTTGACGTAAGAGTCGTTCTCTTTGATCGCGCCCTCCGACGCCGTCGCCAGCGAAGGGTAAAACCAAGTGATCTCGTCGAAGCCAGCGTTCGTCCCGCACCGGATCTTATGCAGGAGATTGAGGTTCAAATTTTGGAAAATGGCATCATAAACTTCGCAGGGTAAGGGCGTCACCTGACCGCCCGCGAAGGTCCAGAACCTGTCCTGCGACATCCAGAACACTTGCGTTCCACACACCGCGACAGCTTTCTTGGCGATCAGGCCGCACTCCTGCGCGATCTCGCTGAACCCCCACACATCAGGGTAGCCAACATAGGTCATCAGCCATAGGCCGATGTCAGTCCACAACATCGCCTGCATGGGGGTCTGCATACCGCCGACGATCCGCGATCCGCGCGCGAGACGGTAGCTGCCCGCCTGATTGTCCACCGCCGCCGTCCAGTCGTTGAAATCAGCATTGTCACACCAGCGCACCAGCATCGGATCTTGCGTGCTGCCAGTGCCCGTCGAGGCGCCATAGGCCACGAGCTGCTGCTGCGGCATCGCCAAGAAGAACCCGGTGGCGATGACCGGCGCCGCCGTGATCAGTGTCGCAGCGCCAGCGCCGGGGGGCCAGACATACAACCCGCCGCCTTCTGGCTGAGCAATCAGGTCTTCGCCGAAATTGACGAGGCACCAGTCGGTGCTCGTCTCGGCGCCGGTCGGCGTGATGGTGGCGACTGAGCCATTCTGGACAACAAAGAGCCCCTGATCGCCGCCGCAGCCGAGATAAAGATTGCCGCTGAAGTCAGCCCATGGCCACATCTCGCGGAGGGGTCCAGCCAGCGGCGGCGGCGAGATGACTATGGACCCGCTGCGATAGTCGAAGTGCTTCCAGCCCCCGAACTTTTCGGGCAGGCCGTCGCGCCACCGGATCAGGTTGGACTGGACAATGCCCGCTTGTAGTAAAAGCGGAGTCTGCTCAGCGTGGACTCCGGGCATCAGCTTGACGGTTTGGAAGGGCATCAGGTCGGTCCCGGCGTTCCCGGATTGGTCGGCGCAGGCGGCGGCTCGGAGGTCATTCCCATCCATCCGTGCATCCGTTTCCTCTGCTCCTCGCCCTGCGCGCTCGTCAGCAGGGTTCGGTAGCTCGTCTCCCACGACATCGCCGAACGCGGGTCGTCGCTCTGCGCCCCCCAATTGTGCTGGTAGCCGGTGGCGGCGCACATCGCCGCGGCGAGGAAGAGATCAGGCAGATAAACTGACAACCACGATCCGTTGACGGAAAGCGGATCGTACAGCGGGAGCGGCCGGAATTTTCCGATGACTTCGGCGGTGTAGGCTTGATCCGGGAACGGCCCGAACAGGACCGTCACGTCATCGACCAAGGCAAAATATTCAGGGACGCCACGCTTCGTCGGCGAGCCCCACACCATATCGAGCCACTCTTTCGATACCGGAGTCACCGGCAGCCGCTCGCCCAACTCAGGATTGGTTTGGGACGCCGGGGTAACGATATTGATGTCTTCCAAGACCATGAGATACGGCGTGAGGCCGGATAGGTTCAGCGTCCGCGAGCCCTGCGTCAGCGTCGTCGTCTGCCGATTGGTGGCGTAAAGCAGATCAAGATCCCGGTAGCAGCGCTGCTCCGCTTGGTCGATCAGGGTCGGCAAAATGGCGACGAACTGGGGATCGGTGGGGTCATTGTTGGGGACCGCCATCTCGATCGCGAGCGCAGTTTGAAATTGCGCGTATGTATAGCTCATTCTTCGCCCTCAACTTTGTCCCGGCGGGAACGACTCCCACGATTGCCCCAGCGGGAAGGACGACCCTCTTGGGCGCCCCGGCGGGAAGGGTTGCCATGGTTGCCCCGGCGGAAAAGCCACCCGCGCCTCGCCCGTCCCGGATGATACCACACGCGACGGACCTGTCTCTGGAATCCGTTCACGCATGGTCTGGTGCTTGATGACAATTGAAATTGCGTCTGGCGCTTCCGTATAGGCGAGCGCCGCGGTTATCGTCTCTGTCGCGATGATCGCTACCGCATCCGGGGCCTCGGTGTAGGCGAGGACAGCGTCATTGACTCCGCTCCCGACCGTAACGCTAATGCTGACCGCATCTGGGGCCTCGGTGTAGGCAAGCGTGAGGGCGTTTGAGTTCGTCGCATTGATGACAAAGCTGTCGGGGTCTTCCGTGTAGGCAAGCGTGAGGGCGTTTGAGTTCGTCGCATTGATGGCAAAGCTGTCGGGGTCTTCCGTGTAGGCAAGCGTTGCGCCGACATTCGTGCCCGTCGGGAGCGCTGCGAGCGGGTAACCGCCCAGTCCACGACGGGTGACGGCGGCCATCTGCTACACGACCGAGAACGTGTCGCCGCTTGCCGGGGCAGCGGTCAGCGCCGCAACAGTCAGCGTTGGCGTGGCTGAAGCAGAACTGGCCGTGATGACCGCGCGCTGGCCTCGCAAGGCCACGGTGGTGGTTGTGGCGTCGAAATAGACCACTCCACCAACAAGCTGGTTGGCCACAGAGGCGGAAGTCGCTGGCGCATAGGCTGATGTCGGGATCGAAGTCGTGCTCGCGCTCGATCCGACCGTGCCGCGCCCGATTGCCGGGACGGTGTATTGAAGATTCGACATCCCCGCCATCAGCGCGCCGACGCTGCCCGCCGTGGTGAAATCGCTCGACGCGAGGGGATCTTGCCAGATCAGGGTGGGGAGCGCCGTTGGCGAAACCAGAGAACTGTTGAAGATGATGCCGCTATTTATCCCAAACGGGAAGCAGTTGCTGGCGCTATTGGTTGCCGGGGCGCCAGTCATCGCAACAAAGCCAATCCCCGTATATGTCGCCTGAAACGATGTGCTACAGGTCAACTGTATGATCGATGATGCAGCGATGACAAAGAAACCGCATGGGTTACTCGCCGTGCCATTAAACGCAACAGTTGGTACGGTCATAGCTGCTGACGCTTGCGGCGCTACTATAGACCATCCAGCGCCGACAGTTAGGCTTGTCCAAGTCCCGCCAAGATTAATAACGGCCATCCCCGGAAACGATTGGGTGATAAACGTGAGGCCCGGCAGATTTAAACTCGCCGCCATCCCGGTTATATTGAACCCAGTCGTACTAACTGTATTTGCTAACACGGTGATATTAGAGAGTGCGTTCTTGGTAAACGTGAAGCTCGTTGCCGTGGTGACGTCCCAAATGGTCTGGTTGGAGCCAGCATTCCCTCCGATATTTAACGCGCTTCCAGCGCTGAACGTCCTCGCATTGGAGTTATTTGATTTGAACTCAGTCGCCGTAAATGCGTGGCTGTTGCAATCCCACGTTCCCGCCGTCAAAGTCCAAACCGCATTTACGACGTTATTACACAAAAAATCGTCTTGCTGCTGAACCGTGCCGCCCGTTCCGGCAAGAGTGACCGCAGCGAACTTCTGCCCCGCGCTCGTCAACGAACAGGTCAGGCTGGTGTGGGTGAACGAAACCAGCGAGGTCGTAGCCGCAGCGGTGTAGGTCATGCCCGACGTTAGGCGGAAGACGCCGCCGCCCGTGCCGATGATGATCGAAAATGCGCCGTGCGTGATCGTTCCGGTAAAAGGCCCGGTGCCGCCGTTGCAATCGAAACTCAAAAGCGCAGGCGTATTGGCGGCGATGGTGCATGTGCCGGAAAACGAATTGGTGAAGATCGCAACGTCGCCAGCTCCGGGCGTCGTGCCGCTGCTGGCCCCGGTCTGGGTGGTGGACCACGCGCCAACCGTCGCAAAGTTCTGGGTGGTCGTGCTGATCCAATAGAGCGTTGCCATCAGGCCCTCGTTGTCATGGCGAGGTGATCGCGCCTGAAGTCACGCTGACCGAGATGCCGATCGAGAACGTCGTCGTGGTGACGATGATGTTCGCTCCCGAGGTTCCGACGGTCAGGCCAGAGATGATCGTCGCTCCACTGCTGTCGCGAAATTCAGCGAGCGCCGCCGTGCCGTTGGCCGAAGGCGTCGCGTTCAACGGAACGCCGAGAAGGGTCGCCACTTTCGAGGCGATGCTGACCGACGGTTTTTGCAACGTGGTCGTTGAGAGCACGCCGGTTCCGCCCGACAGGCCCGACGTGCCGATCACCAGTTGGCCGAAGCTGGAGTTGCCGTCGACCGACTGACCGGAGACGGCGTCGGTGAAGGTCGCGGCTAACCTCGCGTTGGCGGTCGTCGTTGCATAAGCGATGGCCATGGCGGTGTCCTATTGGGGGTTAAGTTCTTCGATCGATTTGGAAGTGACGTTGGGCGGCAATGCTGGCGTGTGCCCGCCCGCGTAGAGATGGGTCACATAGACAAAATCTCGGATCGCCCGCACGAGCAGCTTGAAACTGCTTTTATCGAACACACGCGCCGCACCGTGTATATCGGTAATTATCGCCGTAGTGCCGCCCATTGGGAATGCATTGCCGTCATACGCGAGAGAGGTCGCCAAAGCGTTGACGCTATGATTGTGCGGCTCGACGACGGGGTATGTGCCTGACAGCGAACTTGCTCCGCTAGTGAAATTCACCGTCAAGCCGCCATTAAGCCATGCCTGCGCCTCTTGCTGCTTGGTCTTGGGCGGCGCAACGTAGGCGTTGGGCGTGTTGCCCGCCGTGAGCCACGCTTGATAGTGCTGCCAATCGACGTTGTCGGCATGGTTGGGGATATGCAACTGATCGATATCGCGAACGACAATTTGCGGGTTATCGGTGAGCGTGTAAGTCGAGTCAGGCGCCCGCAGCATCTTAGATCTCCGCGGCAAAAGTCATCGGAATGCTGGTCGCCTTACCACCACTGGCGGCAGTTGCTGTCGCCCGCAGGACGGCGGATGTCGTCGTTACCGTATCGACAGCCAGTCCCGAACAACCGACGTACGTTATCGTGCCAAATGTCCACGACGGGACCGCCCTCATGTTCACCATGAATGGGACCATGCCATAGGAAAGGTCAGGAGACTTTGTCCCTATCGGAACGACTGCCTGATCCAAGCTAAGAAAATACCGCTGGCAGCGCGCCAATCTTACCTGTGGCGGATCATAAACGTAAGGCGTAGCGCTGCCCACCTCCAGCTTGACGCCCGTCACATAAAACGTGGCGCCATTATTCCCCATGATCCCGGCTGCGCCAGTAGCGCCGACGAAGTCGCCAGCGCCCCATGAGCCAGCGGTCGTACGATTACTTGTGCCTGACCCGAGATCGAAGATGAGGAACAACTGGGCGGACGGACCAACATTGACCCATGTCCCAGCCGTATCGCCGGGGATGGTCATCGAAATGAAGGTCGGGGTGCTGGCGACGGGCAGCGAGAAGGTAAAGGCGTAGGTGCGATTGTTCGCTCCGTTGTTAAGCGCGCCCGAGAACAATCCGGTCACGCTTGAGCAGGCCCAGAACGACAACGCCAACGTCTGGGCGCCCGCTACGCCCCACTTGAGCCCGTTGAGGGTTGCTCCCTCAATCCCTTGCTGAAGAGCAAAATAGTCGGTCGACCCCGTCGCTGTGGCCGACGTGCATTGTGCGCCAAGGAAAGTCGCAAACCCCGGCGGCGGGGGCAGGCCGTTATAAGTCTGCCCTATGGTGTACCTCGACGCCGTCGCATAGGCGGCCCAGCGGTCGAGCAGGATGTGGCCGCCGCTGGTCACTGCAAGCGTGCTGGCGCTGCGCTGCTGGACGCTCATGTCGCCGTTGTCGAGGAGATTGGCGCCGAAGGCTGCGCCGCCAGCGCCATGGATTACCCCGCCGCCGTCGATCGTAATTGACGAGCCATCAACCTTAACGCCGCCTAAGACGGTCGTGGAGGCCGTAGGAAGGGTGTAACCGCTGGGGCTCGCCGAGATCACCCCAGAGGCGATGGTGATCGTAGACCCGTCAATTTTGACGCCCCCTAGGACGGTCGTAGAAGCCGTAGGAAGCACATAGCCACTGGGGCTCGCCGAGATCACGCCTTCGCCGGTAATCGTGATTGTCGACCCGTCGATCTTGACGCCGCCAAGCACCGTCGTGGACGCAATGGGCAATACAAAACTGCTTACCGATGACCACTGCACCGGGTTGAACGCCCCGGCTGTCACGGGCGCAATGGCGCGGTACAGTAAGCCACTGTAGATTACATGGTCGCCCACAGCGTAATTTGCTGCGACGCTCCAGTACCGCACCGCGACCAAGTCCACGGGGTTGAGGGTGGTGTTGATCGTCCCGAGCGCCAGATCCGCCCAGTTCACATAGAGTTCGCCGGGCTGGCGTGTCCCGGCAATGGGCCGCCAGCCGGTAATTGAGGAGCGTAAGGTCTGAACCCGGTTCATTGGCTATCTAGCCTCCACAGGCGCCATGTGGCGCCGCTATCGCACTCGCCTTGCTCTTATTTCACCCTGCGCCGTACCTGTGCCGCCGATGAATGAACATTGTGCAACGAGATACACGGTTGTCGTAACAGCAATCGACACTCGCCGCGTCCCAGTCGTATTTTGATAAGAAGACACGTTAGATCCGGTCATCTCACAGACGCCAAACCCGGCGGATGGCATCGTATTGTTTACGAGTGAAATCCCAGCCGACGTATCTTGGCCATTTGTGGAGTACGTTATACTAATATATCCTTCAACGTCCCAGTCACCCGCCGTTAGGCTGAGTGATTGAACGGTTTTAGCCACGTTAGTCGTTAGCGCAGTGCTCGCCAGCGTCGGAGTTGGATACTCGCCAATGTAACCGGGGGCCGCATCATTGTTGGTGGTGGTGCCGAGAAACGCCGATGCCGAGATCACCCCGCTCGTGGCGGTAATCGTTGTCCCGTCGACCTTGACGCCGCCGAGGATGGTCGTGCTTGCGGTCGGTAAGGTGTAGGCGCTCGCGCCGACCGCATTGCTTACGAAGGCGGTCGTCGCCAGCTTGGTCGAGATGTCGCCAGCAGTCGGCGACGCGAAAGTCGTCGGCACGCCAAGGAACGCGGGTGAGGCGAGTGGAGCATAACCAGCGATCGACGCGCCCGCTGGTATCGTCACCGTGCCTGTAAAGGTGGGATTGGCCTTCGGCGCGAGGCTGGTGTCGGTCGGGTGGACGTGAGCGCCATCGGCCCAGAAGCCGCTCGATCCCGGCGTTGCCGTCCCGTCCATGCTGGGAGAAGCGGTCGAGACTTGCGGGATGTTCGCTGTCCAGTCAGTGATGTCGGCGTGGGTGACGGTAGACCATGACGAATTGCGGCGGGCATAGGCTACGCCAGCGCCAGTCGGCGCCTCCGGGATGCCGCCGCCGCCGCCGCTGGTGGGTAGCCACCCCATGCTGCTGCTGCTGCTAATGAACTGTCGGCCGTAGTTCTGGCCATCGCTCGGCGCATCGGGAATGCCGGTGATATCGTTTGAGGTCGATGTCCACTTATTCCCATCCCAAGTCCACACCAGCCCCAGAGCCGTAAACTGCTGGCCGGGAACCGGGTTCGGGGGGAAGTCAAGCGTAGCCATTATGCCATCACCACCGCTCGCGCCTGCGACGCCGTCACCGGAGGCGGAGGCGGACTGCTTCGCGACGAAACAAACGCCGTACTCTCAATCGTACGAGGATACCAGAACGACCACGGGTCTGCCGCCCATGTAAGCAGCGCCTCAAGCGGCACATAGTAGAATCCCATCATGCTGGCCGCTACCCACGCAGGAGTCGAACCGCCTGCGGCGATCGTTCCTATGCCATAGTTAGCTCCAACCGTTTCGGTGTTCCATCCGCTGTTGGAAGTTCCCCATGCTGTTACGCCGGTCGTGAGGTCGACGAGAACGCTCACCGTCCTATGGACGGCTGTCCGAAAACCACCTATACTGCTACCAGCAAAGAAGTAATAATGTCCGCCCGTAAGGGTCGGCAATGCCGGTGTTACAGTGAAGGCGATGCCTTGGATGCCTATAAATATCGCCAGACTAGCGGAACAACTGATGAGACAAGTTGCCGCGCCTCCTGCGTAGTTTGTGGTGAGCAGAGTTTGGCCGCCGCTGGACGCAACTCCGCAATAAATAATCGTCGCCGCTGTAAACGCAGTGAGAACTTCGCTGCTGATAACCGCAGGCACTTGAAATCCGTTGAAGCCACCGTTGGGATTAACCATCGGGCCGAACGCCGTACTACGGTTAAAGTTCGTTCCGACGTTGATGTTTGGACGACCGTTGAGCAAATTAACCATACCCGCGTTGCCAAGCATGGCGATGGATGATTGCCGGATCATTCGGCCGTTGAACGCCGGATGCGCTGAATTGACCCCCGGCGCCACGCCAGCGGGAAACGCGAGGGGGGATCGCATGGGGCGGACAAAGAGCCCGCCCCTCGTGCCTGCGCCCGAGCTATTGAAGGTGGCGGGTTGGCCCGTTAGTCGGTACATCCCCGGATCAGCCGTCAGGTGACGCCCGTAGGGGAAGGTCGCAGCGCCGCCCGTCAGCGTGTACCTCCCCGGATCAGCGTTCAAATTGTAGCCAACGCTGCCAGCGCGCCGATAGGTTAGCGTAGCAGGGCCACCTATCACCATGTAGTTGCCGGGGTCTGCGAGGAGATGACGCCCGTAGGGGAAAGTCGAAGCGTGACCCGATAGCGTGTATGTCCCCGGATCGGCGATCAGATTATAGGCTGTACCGGCAGCGGGAACGACGCTGATTGTGCCGCCCCTATGGATTGAAGTAACGCCCGACGCTTCGTTGATAAACGAAGGCTGCCGTCCACGCCTAATTGTCTGGACGGCCACAGCCTCAACTCAGAACCATACGGGGATCGATAAAAACAGGTACAAAAGACTGATTTATATAGACTTGGGCAACGATGTCTCCGACCAGTTGTGGCGTCACCGTGAGGGACATCGAGAAGCGGTATCCCGCTTGGAAGTGAGAAGTCCCGTCAGTAACGGAAGCGCCATCTGCGACCGGCACGCCGCCGGGCGCATAAGCGCTTGGCGGGGCCCCATTAAACGTCGTTCCGGCAGGCGCTATTGGATAGAAAAGCTGTCCGGGGTTGGTAGAAACCGACATGGGCGTTTGCGTAGCCGTGACCGGGTAAGACGTATTCGCGAGACGAGCCGGGCCATTCCATTGGCTCACCGTGTCGAGGGTATTGGTCGTGCCGGTTGCAAGGTAGTTGACCTTGCCAGTTGTGGCTTTGGTCACGATGGGGGACGACGAACTCCCCATGTATTCGACTTCCATCCATATGGCGTCGGTAAGGGGCAAGGTCGATTGACCAAGTATGACGCCGTAGACCGTGATGGTGCGATTGGAGCCGGTAACCGTATTCCATTGAACGATCGGGAAGCACTCAAACGGAGTATACCAAAGGTTCGCGCTGCTATCAAAGCGCCATGAATAAGTTACTACCCCATTCGACGCGCCGCCTGTCCGATAAACATTGGTCACGGCATTCGATGTCCCCACGGCGCTAGCCCGCTGATGTTGATAAGTAGGCGCCGTACCTCCGCTGCTATCGCAAAACATGGAGTCGCTAAACACTGGATAGCGAAAATTTAACGTAGCCCCTATGAGCGCACCAGCGCTGATCGTACAATTCGTTATCTGCCCTGCTGGATAATTCTGGCCAATTATCGTGCTTGGGCCCGTGAGATCCAAGCCATCCCATACCAGCACTATAACATTGATCGGGAAGGCGAGCGTTGTCGGAATAGACCCGGTTGCATCAATCGCGTTTGGGGTGTTTCTCCATCGGATTACAGTACCGTTTAGCCTGATCGCATCGGCGGTGCTGCCAAACTTGACGGTTGTATTTATTAGATCGAGCCCGGTCCAGATCATGGCCGTTACAGAGCCGGTCGTGCCAAGTTTCTGGAGGGCGCAATTCTCCATCCTTAACGGTTGGCCCGTTATACTCAGGGACGGAGCCACGGCCCCGGTCCCGCACTGGAAGGTGACCCCCACGATGTAAGCGTAACTATTGCCTGCAACGGTTATTGTGAGGGCGTTATTTCCAGTTGTCGTGACGGTCGCTCCAGTTGTTACGTTGCTGGAGGTTGGCGGCAAGGAAACGGTGTGATCGACACATATGGTTGACGTTATTTGGGGGAAATTAATCGTCATCGCCGCGGTGCTTTGTGTTTCCGCGTGATTGTTGCTGACGTAGCAAATTTGGCCAAACGCCATCCAACCGGCGGCGACGACGCTCTGCATCCGCGCAAACGGCGCGGCCCATGTCCCAAAGCTGCTCGCGAGGCCGAGCGAAATCCATGTGACGTTACCGTTGTCGAGAACGCTCGTGCCCGCAGTTGCGGTCGAGAAGCCTGCTGGAGCCGAAGCGCCTATGACGCCAGCGACCGTCTTAGCTATCCAGAGGGCCACGCTCCCCGAGGCGTTGTCCTGAATGATCAGGCCAGCGGTGATCGTCGTGGACGAATTGTGCTGCTCTGTCCATGTCGGCGTGTTGTGGAGTGTGGTGGACCCGAGAGAGAATCCGATGTCGCCATTGATGCCCGGCTGACCCGTGCATTCCTGCCAGATGAGGCCGCCGTCGCTGGCTTGCACGAAGCCCTTGGTGAGAACCCATGTCGGCTCGGTGTTAGAGTTGGTGGTATTGATGGTCGATGCGGTGACATTGGCGAAGACACGCTCGCCGCCGACGGCAGGCGCGGTCTGACGCACCAGCGCGCCGGGCGCATAGGAGTGAATCGGCAGCCACGCCGGGACTAAGGCGTAAGCCACCGAGTTCAAGTACCAAGCTACGGGCCCAACATTCGCCATTGATCAGACCTTTTAGTAAGCAGGCGCCACAGGAGCGATGACCAGCGTGTTTGCCGACCCGGCGAACGTGAAGTTGGTGACCTGTTGAAGCTGGACCTTAAACGATACCGCTGGAAGCTGGATGATCTGCCCCATGGCGCCGCGCTTGGTGCCCGCCGTGATCGCCGTCGCAGGCAATGCGATATAAAAGTGCGGGGAGTCGGCGTCGGCGACTTCGAAGGTCGCCCCGCCATCGAACGACTTCAGAAACCAACCCGAGGCGACGGAGCCATTTTGCAACGGCCCGGTGATCGCGCCCAGCGTCAATTGCATGTGGCCCCAAAGCCCCGACCCAGTGCTGGTCTGGTTGAAGATGCCGTTTGAGCCGGGACCGCCGACTGAAGATGTCGCCGATGACCCGGACGCTAGCCCATTCAGCTCGGTCGACAGCAGCGTCAGCGGCGTCGAGATCAGAAGGCCGTTGGTGCCGGGGTTCCAAAGGAAGGGTGAGGTCATCGGCTTAGTATGTCAATTGCAGGATCACGGAGCCGGTTGGCGTCCATGTAAACGTATCCGCGCTCGCCATTGTGACGTGAGAACCGTAGTCCCACCACTCGATCAGACAATCGAAGGTGGTGTCCCGAAGGATGGCGTATTGAAACGGGCCAACCGTCCCGCTCGCCGTCCAAGTGAAAGCCGATCCGGCGACGCTTTCCGTACCGAGGGAGTTGGATGAGCTGACGCCGGAAACAGTGCCGCCGCCGTTTGTGTAGCCATTGGCGGTTGCAAGCTCGCCCGCACTCACATCTGCATAGACTGAGTTCGTTACAACCGGCGCCGTATTGGTCAAAATGACCTTCAGCGTATCGCTGTTTAAGTTCACGTTTTTCGTGCAGAGATAGTGGGAGAAGTTGTAGAACTTAACAGCGGCTACCATGGCGCTATACCCTCATGGTTAGAATTGTAATGCCGACATCAGCCAACGTCGCATCCTGAATCGGCGGGGCAATAATCTGCAACACATCGCCAGCCACTAGCCTCACGCCTCCGCCGGACAGGTTTGCCGACGTATTGCTGGCGGGAGTGATGGTCACCGTCCCCAGCAGCGTCGACACTCCAGCGCTGATCTTGTTCAGGGTGAAGGTTGCATTCGCAGTGGCCCGCGCATTGTCATAGACATGCGCGCCAGTGAGCCCTGACGGAACATCCACCGTCATCACCATTGGCACGTTAAGCATCGCAGAGTTGGCTGGCTGGCCGGTAAACTGGAACGGGACTGGAACCTGTTGCACCTCTGCCGGGAGCTGCGAGTAGCCGATCGACGCTGCGCCGATCAGCAGATTAACTTGCGCCGTCCAGTCGGTGATATCGCTGTGGGTGATGTGCTGCCACCCGCCCTGAATGCGGCCATAGATCGAGTGATCGAACGGCGCGTCAGAAGCGATGGGGCCCGGCGGTCCCGCACCGGGGTTGTTCACCGCCACCCACTGCTGAGTGTTGCCGTCGTTATACGAAATGTACATCTGGCCGCCGACGTCATCCCACCACAGGTTGCCAGCGGCTGGCGACAACGGAGGCGTTGAGCTGATGGTGACCGACGCCCCGCCACCGCCCCCACCGCTCGGCGCGGAGATCACCCCACTGCCGTTGATCGTGATAGTGGCGCCATCGATCTTGACGCCGCCTAGGGTGGTGGTGGACGCCGTAGGCAGCACATAGGCTGGCCCGCCGCCGCTGCCCCCTCCGCCACCGCCACCGCCAGCGCCAAGCTGGAAGAAATCAAAGATGGCCAGATCATTGTCGCCAACGATGACGACCGGGTCCGTTCCGAACGGCGTCAGCAGGGTGACCGTGTTCGCGTCAAGGTTGACGGTATACTGGCCAAATGTCCCGCTGCCATCGTCTTCGACATAGCGGATGCCGCCGATCGTGACCTCAAGCACGGTGTCGGCCGTCATGGCAAACCCGTTGCCGAAATGGTCGGGCAACGAAAGCGAGAAGACCGTCTGCCCTACCGTGATCGGGTAGACGAGCGTCACGGTCTTGCTGATGACGACCGGCGCCTTCCCGGCGCCGCCGACTAGGGCGGTCGTTGAACGGACGGTGACGCCGTTCTGCACGATGGCGACCTGTTCGTCGCCGAACAGCACATTAGCGAGCGGGAGCTGCGAGATTGGGATCTCCAGCTCGATCGGCGGCGGCGTGCCGGGCAAGGCGAGGTCCGTCTGGCGGGTCGAGGTCGACAGCCTGACGCTGGCCTTGTCGAACGGGCCCTTCCACGCGAACTTGGATTCGCTGAAGTCGTTCATGGCTCGATCTCTATGGGAACGCCCGCAGGCCAGTTCTTCGTACGATCACGCTCCGTCGCGATCGCGGAGCCCACCGGAGGCGGCGGCTGCTGCTCGGTCCCAAGGTGCCTGATCGGTCTCGGGTAGAGGTACTGCTCGGGCCTCGGGTTTCGGATCGGCACCGGGTCGGGCGGCATCAGCCGCGCTTTGAGCTGCGGATTCGGGGTGTCCTGACAACGGTCGCAAACCAGAAAGCCTAGATTAACGAGCTGCGTCCCCTGCCATTCATAATTGTATTGCAGCGTATGATGGTTGTACCAAAAGCCGCAGTTGTCGCAGACGCCGAACGCGCGCGGATGATCGGGGTTGGTGACCGCCCGTCCTGATTGACTTGCCCAACCCACCTAACCCTCCTCACGGGTTGTAGTATTCGATCATTGGCGAGAGATAGATCGGAGCGTTTTCCTTGTCGCGGCTGGCGGCATGTTCATACGCCTCGTTGTAGTCGGCCTTGCGCTGCTGTTCCAGCGCCGGGGCATAGTGGCGCGCGAGCCGGTGCGCCAACGCCGCGCAGCAAGCGTCGAGCCAGCGGTAAGGCGCATCGAAATTGCCAGCGTTGCGCATCGTCGCGTCCATCTGTTGCCGGTAGCGGCTGAAGTGCAGATGGTAGACCCGGTCAGGGACCGGCCACAGGGTGATCGTCGGCGAGATCAGGATGTCGTACCAGTAGACGGTCGGGCGCCCCCGCAACTGCTTGTTCGGGTAAGACATGTATTCGGTGCGGCTGATCGAGGTCAGCATGATCTCGGTTTCATTCGGCGGGTCGCCCTGACCGAGCGTCACCTCAAGGACGGCGATCGTCGAGGGATCGACGGAGTAAGTCCCATAGCCGGGGACGGTGTCGACCTCCTGCGCGTCGACCGTCCAGAGGTTCGGTCCCCGGTTCGACCATTCGACTTGCATCAGGTTGGCTTCTAGGCTGGCCATCTGAAGCATGGCCGTCTTGACCATAGGGCCTCGGATCTGGATGCGGCTGAGCCCGTTGAGGACGCACTCGCCGACGGAGGGCGCGAAGGAAAAGGGAGAAGAAGGCTCTGGACTGGGAGGCGTTGGCGTCGGCGGGAGGGGAATAATCTGATTGGCGAAATCTGTGGGATCGGCCCCGGTCGCCGTTATGTGGAAGGACAGATCGCCAACGGTATTAGTGTCGACCCCGGTGAGGGCGATTGCGTACCAGCCTGATCCGATTTCGCTGATGGTCCCGTCTGGCGAGGCAAAGGCGGCGGCGTTTTTTGAGATGCTGACAGTCGGCGTGGCGCCGAGAATCGGCGAAATGTGATCCGCCGACGAGACGAGGATGAACGTCTGATTGAACGGCGTTCCTTGATAAATGAGCGTCATGTCAGATCCTGCTGTCGAGAGCCGCTTCGGGCCCCTACAGGACTACGCATCCTGCTGAATTTGTAGCCGGAACCTGACGGATTCACAATGCCAGACGCCGCGAGCGACTGCGCCATCTGAGCGACGGCGAGCGTCCCGATTATCGTCCCCGTGAACGTCACGTTGCCGGTCGCGAGCAGGGTCTGGTCGGCCTGATTGAGGCTCAGCGCGCCGGTTGCTGGCCCCAAAGGCGTCACGCTGCCGGTCGCCACGATCGTCTGTGGCGCCTGATTGAGGTTCAGCGAGCCGGTTACCGTCCCGCCAAACGTCACGTTGCCAGTCGCCACGACCGTCTGCGGCGCTTGGGTAAAGCTCAACCCGCCGGTTATGACGGCTGGATGATAGGCCAGCGTGGCGTCGCCAGCGGTGACCGTATACGTCCCCGGATCGGCGAGTAGGTTGTAGACTATAATACCGGCAGGGACGATGCTGATCGTGCCGCCACGGTGGACCGAGGTGACGTTCCCGACCTCTTCGACGAACGAAGGGGGCCGTCCCCGTCTAATCGTCTGGACGACGGCCACGGCGTCCTCGCTTTAGGAATTGCCAGCGGTGACGCTGAACGTAGTCACGCTGACTGGCTGGGTGATCCCGATGACGACGCTGTTGAGGGTCATGTCACCGCCAAGGCCAGTGGCCGTTACGCTCCCCTGCACATGGCAAACCGACGAGCCGTCTAGGATGCGGAAGTACCCGGCATTGCCCGAGCCGCTCCCGGTCGTGGCCCACGACCCAAATAATGTCGCCACGCCGCCTGATGAGGTCAGGAACGTGCTCGGCAGCGTGATCGTAGCCAGCACGCTTCCAGTCGGCGAGGCGGCGCAATTGGCCGGTTGGGCGCCGGTGTAGAACACCAAAGTGCTGGTGCTGCCGACCGTGGTTTGGATCTGCGAAACCTGATTGTTCCGCAGCGTCGCGCCATACTGAAAGGCCATCGCCCCGTTCCTATCGTACGACCCTATGCGTTCACGACGTTATATTGCGTCACGGTCATCCGCACCGAGCCGGTGCTGGTGGCGTTAAGCACGAGCCTGATCCATACCGGCGTAACCGTCAGCGCGAATGAGGCCGTCGCGGTTCCCGCCGCCGCAGGCAGGCCGATCGCCGTGCTGGTATCCCAAACCATCGAAGAGATTGGGATCGGATTGACGAGCGAATCCGGTCCCTCATCGAAGCTTGTCTGAATGGTGTAGGTGACCGTGCCGGTAGCCACCACCTGACCCCCGACTTGGGAGTTCGCCCATTCGTCCAGCCGGATCAGCGGGCTGTACCAAGGCGCCGACGCCGTGCCGATCGTCACGCTGGACGTGGAATTGCTCGCCGAGACGGCGTAAACCGTCTTGAAGAGATTGTTGGTCAGCACCGCGCCAGCATTGGCCCCGCGCACCGTCTCGCTCATCGGACCACTGGGGCCGGTGCCGCTGACCGTGAAGAAGACGCCGCTGTCATTGCCCGCCGACGTGATGAGAACTTGACGGGGATTGTCGAGGGTCGCCGCTCCGCCGCTTGCCAGAGTGCCATTGATCGCGAACGAGAGCGGCGGGGACCCGGTCAGCGTTTGCGCAGTCGCAACGCTGGTGGCGACGCCAGCAGCGTAGGGCCCAAGAGTGACTGAGATCGGGCGCATGGGGTTACCTCAACCTGATGACGGGGAAGCCGAGGTCGCCGCCGCCGAGCACCGACATGATCACCCCGATTAAAAAGAGGACCAACACGATGGCTAGGATCGCTTGGATCACTCGCGGGGCCGGTTCAGGGAGGGGAAACAGGCCCAACAAGTAAGTGACTAGCCACCATATCAGTCCGAAGACGATGATGTAGACGACGAGGGTGATGAGCGCGCCGATCATTTCTGGTGCTCCCTCATTATGAAACCGCCGCCGTCATCGGGTGAAGACGGCGGCGCCTGATAGGTTCGACGAAAAGATCCCCTGTCGGTGTGAGGTAGAGGGGACAAGAAAAATCAGGGAACCTTTTCGCTTTCGCCCATGAGCTTCGTTCCCTTCGGCATCGAAGGGTATTCTGGATGGGTCAGGGGCTTGAGATCGGCCTTGCCGCACGCGCCCCCGCTCCTACGGCCTGCTCGGCCCATGCTCGGCTTGGCGCTCGCGCCCGAGATGGCTCCGCCTGTCGCCTTGTCCTCGCGCCCCTCCTCGGGGTCGCCCTCGTGTTCCTTGAAGGCCTCGGGGAGCCGCCCGCCGCGCTTGCGGAACAGAGGGCCGCCGCCGCGCTTCAGGCTCGCGTCGGGAGCGTTGGGTGAACGCTTGCCCTTGAAAATCTTGAGCGGGACAGAGCCTTTCCCGGCGAAGACGACGCCGCCCTTGGCCCTGCACTCGCGATCTGATTCGCCTCGCATAAAAGCCTCCTTAAACCGTCGCCACGCCAGCCAGCGGACCCGGATTGATCGTCGTTGCGAGCGCGACTTGCAAGGGGTTGAGCCTCTGGTCAATGGCCAGCACCAGCGTCCCATTGAAGGCTGCCATGGGCGTTCCGGGGGTCGTTGCCGCAGGCCCTGCGGCGCCAACCTGAATCGCGCCGCGCGGGTCACCCGTCGAGGTTCCCGTGGTCGTTATACCGACCGGCGGATTGGTTAAATCGGCCGGGATGACGATGAAATTGGTGCCAGCGACCGCCGCCGTGCCGCCGAGCGAAACAGCGACGAGGCTGCTGGCGTCCATGACCGAAAGCGGCAGACCAATGATGTCGCTCGTATTCACAGTGTAGTTGTGAGCGTCAGATGTCCTCGGCGTGACCGAGATGATCATGTCGTAGGTTTTCTTGCTGTAGGTCGTCAGCGCCCCAACAGGTCCGGTGATTGTCTCGGTTTGGATCTGGCCAAAGGCGCCGATGCCGACAACGTCGAAGATGGTCGCCACGCCTGATGCCGAGCCGAGGATGCCAATGCCGCGCGTGTTGCCGCACTCGGGAATCAGAATGCGCGCTGTACCGGCCGCCGCCATCGAGGAGATCGAACTCGGTGGGGTGGCTGTGCCGTAGAGATTGGGGTTAAAGCGGTTGGTGAGGGCGATCTGGCCGGTGGCGTTGGATGCGGGCAGCGGGCTCACCGTGATCGTGCCGGTGCCTATAGCCGTGATCTGCGTCATCCGCGCCGCGCCGCTCGCGCCGCCATTCAGAAGGCAGACCCACTGTCCGACCTGATAGCGCCATGTATTAGCGGCGACGCTCGGGGCGCCCAACGTGCAAACGCCAGTGGCCGCAACCCAAGTCGCGGTGTCGATGCCGGTGTCGATCGCAACTCCGGTCGTCGCGACCCCACTCACGGTCACTGGGACGCCGGGGGAGCGCCCGGCCGCGTAAGTCGCAAGGTTCACCAGCGGCACGCCCGCCAATGCGGGGCCAGCGACAGTCAGCGCGCCAGCGCTCACCGCGAGGATGGCGTTGACGGTTCTGATGGGGAAAGCGGCGTAAATCGACGAGATCGTGCCCGAGCCCGTCCGGTCCTTGCTGACGACAGCGCCCGACGCCGGGATCGCCACCCCGCCCCAGAAGATCGATGGGCCTATTTCGTCCGAGTATTCTTTCGGGCCGCCAACATTTACCCCGCCGTATGTCCCCGGCTGAGTATAGCTCTGACCCCCGACCAGACCACCGAGGGCGATAAGCGGGCCAGTAAATGATTCCTTGGCCATAGTATCCCTCAGTTATTGCGTCGGGAACGAGCCCCAGATCGCTCGCCAGTCATAGTATCCGAAACTATAGCGCTCGTAACCCTTAACCAGTAGGTTATCGGTTGTAAAGTCTACTTGCATTGACATTTCGAACGCGACACGCTGCAAGTATAGCAGGCCTTCCTGATCGGTGGTTACGAACCAGTACGTCGGCGACGTCAGGTAGTCGTGGACGAGATAGCCATCAGGAATACCACCGCTTGTCTCCAAGATTGCGTTAACGTCGTTGTCTGATGTTCCCGGTCTTAGAACAGTCTTCAAAAGCCGAATCGCTATTGGCTCAAGCGCGATCGGCACGACGAGCCGCTTCGCTCTGGCTTGCATGCGAAGACCGGCGTTGTCGCGGAAGAGGCCTCGGATCGAAGCCTGCGCGTTGAGCAGCGAGGCCTCGTTGAGGTCCATGTCGACCGTGAAGCGGTTCGGCACCACCCCGCCGTCGATCGGATGGTTTAGATTGCAGAGAGAAACCTGATCGCCAAGCACTGACGGATCATAGGTGGTGGCGGTGTTGAGTGGAGTGGCCCCGTAAATCTCCTTGGTCTGGTTGAATGACTTCTGTAGCCCAAGATTAGACGGTCGCCATTGCCTCTTATAAAGGTTATCGTCTACCATTCTTCTGGTGAAGGCGTATCCTAAGCCGATCTCCTTATGGTATTGATTGTAGATATACCGTTCACCAGCTTGATTATCAAATATAGTTGGCGCGCCTTCGTTCTTTAGACCTGCCAACCCGAGAAATCTCATGGAGGCTGTACGCTCCACGGCCATGTATGACTTATCGACCTGATAGATCTTGGGATAGATCCGGTCGAGATCCTTGTACTCGCCAGCAACCTTGCGCAGACCCGGAAACAGAAGGTCATACGCCTGCGCGACGGAGACGGCCATTGATCTTCTCCACTAGTGCGACGGGCAGGACAGGGCCGTCGCCGTTCTGTTAGATGCCGGTTAGGGTCTTGAAGTCCTGATTGTTGAAGGTGACGAATACCCACGGGTAGGGGCTCGTGAGATCGGTTCCGTTCACGCCGGGCGGTTCGCGGATAAAGTCGAGGATGCGGAACGGAAGGGTAGCGGTCACGGCAGGCGCGGTCGTAATATCGAGCGCGACATTGCTGATGCCGCTCATCTGATTGGGAGCCGGATTGGTGCCGGGAGCGGCGCCAGAGAGCCCGAAGGTGAAACTGGCGTTCATGCCGATGATGTTGTTCATCTGGTTTGAACCGCCTGCGGACGAACCGTTCGTCTGGACCCGGAAGACAGTCAGCGGATCGTCAATGACCTTGGCCAAGATATCGAAGCCAGCGTTCTGTCCGGTCCCCGGAGTAATGTCGCCCGTCGTGCCCGGCCACCATGGACTCCAGATGACCTTCTTGGCCGACTTCGACATGTACTCGCAGCCTGCGAAGATGCCGCTGACTTGGCCTGCCGCAGCCGCTTGCGCGATAAAACCCGTCGCCAATTGGATGACGGGGTCGCCAAAATAGATCGGATTGGCGTTAGCGGCGGAGATGTAGCGCCGAGCGCCGCCAAGCTGATAATTGGGCGCGGCGCCGAGACGGTGAGACTCTGCGAAGCCGAAGGGGGCAAACACGTTCGCCATGACAAACTTCTCCTGTTGGAGGAAGGTTTGCCATCAAGCGAGCGCCGCCGATGAGCTTGGATTGTGCGCGAACCCGAGAGCGCCACGGAGTCGCGAGGTCGGAAAAGGTTCCGCCTAAGCGCAAGTCTTAATGCACATCACCGATTTATGTCAATCGTCTATGCTGACGGGCCCAGTGTGGCCCCTGACCTTCGGCATGGTTTCCGCGAACGCGGTGCGCGGCGCAGTGCCGCTCGGCGTCTCCGCAAGCTTCCGCTCGCTGTTGCGAACGGCATCCCTCGCGTTGTGCAGCATGCGCGTATTCACCCGATCGTTGATCTCCTTCGGCCGCTCCATCAGGATCATGCCGTCGATGATCGTGTTCTCGGCGTCATACTCGGGATAGAGGAGGTGGCGCACTCGATGCGAGGGGACCGGGCTCCAGCCGTTGTGCTGCGTGGCGGCGAGATATTGGGGATATTCCTTGTTCCACACGCTATGGGTCTTCCAGTTGTAGATCCAACCGGGAGGCGCTTCAGCGTACCACTTGTCGACGTAGACCTCGCTGAAGTCATCATCGCCGTGGATCGCTTTGATCTCGGCGACACGGGCGCGAGCGCGAGCCTCGTGATCAACGATCTGAGGCTTGGCTGACGCGACCTCGTCCTCGCTGCGGACGGTTTCCTTGTTGCCATTCCGGCCGTTGAGGATAGCGCTAATGTCGCTCATCGGTAGCCTATCAGTTTGCCAGACACTCTGGCCGCTTCGAACTCCTGCGCATATTCGCGCTCGGACATACCGCTCAGCTCCGCCGCCTCACGCTGTCTCGCATCGAGGGGGACGTGCGATCGCATCTGCGGTTGGCCGGTGCGCAGGCTCACTCCTGCATTGGAAGTTGGCGCAGCGGGGGGCGCATTGCGGCGCACTTGGCCGTAGTCCGCGCCACGGCGCTGCTGGCCCATGCCAAGCTCCTGCTCCAAGGCGGCGAAATAGTCATCCGACTCGCGCACCAGTCCACGATTGGCGACGAGGTGATTGTCGGCCTTCGCGATCCGGTCCAGCAGCTCGGGGCGGGACGCCCAGTCGGAATGCGCGCGGAGCCAGTCGGCCGAGCGTGGGAAGCCGCCATTGACGAGGTCGCGCGCGATCACGTCGACGCTCACCGGCTGCGGCGCCTGCCTTTGCTGCGGCGCTTGCTGCTGCTGGCGGAACTGCGCCTCGGCCATTGCGCGCTGCTCTTGCAGGCGAAGCAGATTGTGGCGCGCGTCGGAGAGTTCTTCCTGCGCCTGCGCGGCGACGGCGTGATCGGCGGCGTCGAGCGCGGCTTGGAATTTGGCCTTGGCGTTGGCGGCGACCGATTGCGCGGCCTCAAGCGCCGAATCAATCATCCCGACCGTCGAGCCTGCCGCCCGCTGTTCAGCGGCCATCGCCCTCTGGGCCTGCTCGTTTGCCGCGCGCTGAGCCGCAGCGGCGGCATCCTGCGCCTGCCTTAGCTGGGCGCGCAGCTCCTCGGCGGCGGCGCCGGTATCGGGCTTTTCGCCGCCCTTCGAGTCCGGTTTGCTCAGATCGACTTCGATCGGATCGAAGCGCGCCTCGGGCGGATCTTCCTCTTCAGTCGAGGCCTGAAAATAGGAACCATGTTCCTTCTGGACTTTCGCGTTGTCGTCGTCGTCGGCAGGCATCAGAACACCGCATCCGCGTGAGGGATCTTCAATTTCAGATAGACGTCGGAGATCAGACGGCAGTGGAGGCCCTTAATGTTCAGCTTCATGCCGTCGCTGGCGCGCAGCGCGACCCAGTCGCCGGGCTCAAGGCGATAGCCGTCCCACTTCACATGTTCGTCGTCGGTGAAGGCGCGGCGCCCAAGCTTCACGACCAGCGCGACCCGGCTCTGATATTCGTCCTCTTTGACGTGCTGGTGGGGAAGGAGGATGCCGCCCTGCGTCTTCACGTCGTCCGGTCGCTCGTACATGGCGATCAGGACGCCCTGCGCGGCGATGTCAAAGCCGTCGAGCGCATTGCCCAGTTCGCGCCAGATCACGGCGGCTGGCTCTTCCGTATGCGCAAGCTTCTGAACTAACCCAGTCATTACGGTCGCATCTCCCGTTGTTCATCTTGTGTGCTGATGGCGGCCATCCACTGGCCGACGTCGTACAGGCCGCGCAAATATCCAGCGCGCTCCTTGTAGTCAGGGAAGTCGAGCGCCTTTCCCATCAGCAGGGCCCGCGACATTTCGGCTTGCTTCTCGTCGATCAGCTCCAAGAGCTTGCGCCCGAGATAGACACTGGCTGCGTCCACTACTTCTGCCGCCTCGCGCGCTCCTGTCGGCCTAGGCCAGAGCCAGCACCGTATTCCTCTTCGACCTTGCCGTGCTTCACGCCCGCCTTGCCGTAGTTGTGGACGCCGGGAGTGCCGATCTCGACCCGGCCACCCTTGGCGCGAGCAACGCCGCCCGTAGCCATTACGGCTGGACGCTGCGCCCAGCTCTGGGCTGGTTGCGGGACATAGCCGGTATCTGGACCGCCAGCAGTGCCCCCAATGGGCTGTGGCTGCTGGCCACCGCTGTTTCGGAACGGATTGCCGACGAACATGCCGCCGGTCGCCGGATTGTAATACTGGTTCACGCCTCCCGATGTTGTACCTCTCGGTACGAGCGAGTTCGGATCGCCTTGGAAACCCTGCGGATGCTGCGCGTCCTTATACGCGTTGACTGACTGCATCTTCGCTTGCCGCGCCGCTTCCAATCTCGCCGGGTCTGTTATCCCCACCCCCGGCGTACTCGACGCCGCCCTTTCCGCATCAAACTGCTGCTGAATAGGGGCTTTCCAATCGTAATTTGGGTTGTTGGGGTTCATACCTCCCTGCTGCTGCTGCGAGGACATCTGCGGCGGCTGGCTCCCCATGCCGCCCTGCTGCGGCTGGCTGGCGCCCATCGGCGCGCCGCCGCCGAATTGCTTGCCGATGCGTCCGCCCCGCGCTCTGAGCATTGGCGGGCCGGGAGGAGGGCCACCCATGCCCGGAGGCGCGCCGCCCGGCGGTCCCATGCCGGGAGGAGGCATAGGCGGTTTGGGCGGGCCGACGGGGCCGGGAGCCGCCATCGGCGGGGGCATCGGGGGCGGGCCGGGAGGCGGGGTCATCGCCTTCTGGCCGCCGATGATCACGTTGACGGTGGTTTTGCCCTTGGTGCGCCCGCCATGCGCGCGGTTCACCCGGCCGCCCTTGGCGCGCTCTGGGTCATCGGAAGAATAGCGCTTGCCCTTGATATCGCGATCGGCGGCAGCGTCGTCGTCTTCGATCTGCTTCTGGAAGCGCGCATTCTGTTCAGCAATAACGCCGCCGCCAGCGCGCCGAACCCGACCGCCCTTGGCGCGATCGTCCAGCGCATTGCGCGCATCATAACGGTTGCTGAACTTGGGCATTTCATCAGAGGCGGAACCGGCTCGGTAATCCGGCCCCGTCCGGTAATCCTCGGCCGCCAAGTGAGCCGTAGCGCGTCTCTGCTCACCGATAGAGCCGCCGCTTTGCCGCCTGATCCGGCCACCCTTGGCTTGGTTCGTTGGCTCGGCGGTTGCATCTGAACCAATGCCGCCCTTACCCCTCGGCGCTCCAATCTTCGACGTGCCAAGACCGCCGCGAATGAAGTTGTAGTATTCTCGTTCACCCGGCATCGACGGCCCCATGGGCATCCAGTCGGGGGCATCCGAAGCGAGGGCGTCTTTCTGCCCCAGCATGTCTCGATCTGCGCCGCCCTTCCAGCGCCCGATGCGACCGCCCTTCTTGCGGCCCTCGCGGTCCTTGGCCAGCGCGTTGGCGGCCTTGTCCCCGCTCGCGATGTCCTTCGCGGTTTCCTCTGGCGTGCGCCGGGTCCGCACCAGATCGCCCGAGATCCGGCCACCCGACTGTCGACCGGGCCTGCCCATATGCGGCGACTTCGGAGCGCCGCTCATCCCGAAACTGGAGGCGTCTGACGATCGCGCGGAGGTGATTCCGTAGTTATCGCCGCCAGCGTCGTTGTTGCGGTCGAGATTTCCGGGGACGGACCCCGCCAAATTCATCCTTTTCAGGACCGCTTGAGTATGAGCCTTCGGCGTCAGCCCCGACATTGGGAGCCTCCCGGTTTCTCACATCCCGCATCTACCTCAATCGTGACTTAACCCCGGAACCCCCTTGCCTGCAAGAGCGCCTTGACCAGTGTCGCAGAAGCTGCTACGGCCAACCATGACCAAGCGCTTCCCCATTTTCGACAGCCACGCCGAAGCCTCATGTTTCAACTGCGGCGGCGATTTTGGCGATGGCTATTGGACCAATAGTGGGAATGCGCCGAGATCCGGCCAGTTCGTTCAGGATTGTTGCAAATGCGGGATGTCAACTTGGTATGACATTCGCGCTCGTAAGGAAGAACCCAGTGTCATACGCACCGCAGATTGCAGGCCTTGGCGAATATGAAGGCCACTGGCTCACCAACGGGCTACGCTTCGCCACCGCAGGCGAGGCGATCAACTACTGCAATCAATGGGAGCCCAGCCCAAAATACCGGCGCGCGGTCGAGTCGAAAGACCCGGTCACCCACCGCTGGACCCTCGACGGCCTCGTAACCGTGGCCAGTGCTGAACTCTTCACAGCCAAGCGCTCGCGCGCCGCCAAGAAGGGGTGGGAAACAAGGAAGGGATATCAACGATGATCACGAAACTCGCTATTGCCGCGCTGCTTCTCGGCGCTCAGCCCGCATCCGCGCATTGCTACAGCATCTGGCACTATAAGACGGCCCAGCATTGCGGCGTCACGCGCGCCGCCTATCATGCGCCCGCGCCACAGGCTAAGCCCTACTACGTCGAGATCACCACGCCGCCAGCGCCCGTGCCTGCGGTCAAGACCATTCCCCTTCCTGCGGTCGAGGCGATCCCGGAAAAAGACCAGCGGACGCCTGAAGAGATTCTGGACCAAAAGGAGCATGATGCGGCGGTCGCGGCTCACAAGGATGAGATCAACAAGCTGATGATCATCCTGCACGCCGAGGAAGCCGCTAAGACAAAGGCGGGAATCGAATGACCCAACTCCAGATTGTGACCGCCACCGGAACGCACGGGTTTCAGGTCGAAGTCGCTAAGGATGAACAGAGCCAGAGACGCGGGCTGTCGGGCCGTCGATCGATGCCCGCTGACCATGGCATGTTGTTCAAGTTTGAGCGCGAAAAGCCCAGAACCTTCCAGATGAGGGATACCTACATCCCCCTCGACATCATCTTTCTTTCCCGAGCTGGGATCGTGACGAACATCAAGGCCAACTGCCAAACCCTATCCGAGTGGCCCATTCCATCCGAAGCGCCATGCGCCTCGGTGCTGGAATTGAACGGCGGCACAGCCGCCAAGATTGGGCTCAAGATCGGCGACAAGGTGCGAAGATGAAGTACAAGGGCTGGCCACTGTGGCGAGAACACGGGAAGCTGGGGGGTCGCTGGGAACTGGAGATCTTCAACGAGGAGGGCTCGACGGTGGTCGAGAGAATCCCGCTCAACGAGGTTCTCAGCCACCCGGAGGTGGCGCGTGTCATCGCGCGGCTGGCGGCGGTGATGAACCTTCCGCCCCGCCCGTCGAAGTTTGAGCTTCTTTCCGAGCCTGATCCTGTTCGGGACGTGGTGCCATTCCCGGCCCGCCCGAAAGGAGGGGTTGTTCGCCCCTGATCATCTTCCTGACCACCTCTGCGGGAGTTTGCCCGGTGTGGTGGGCGGTATTGAACACTCGTCCTTGGAAGGAGTGCAGGAACGTCTCGTCGGCCGCCGAGGCGAGGCCGGTGACGTGTCCGCCGCCAACCCAAGCCGACGCCTGCACTTGCGCTGGCGTGATCCCGAGTTCGTCGGCGATCGACTTGTAGTAGCCCTCCAGCGCAGCGTACTCGTTTGGGTTCGGCATGCCAGCCCACATCGTCGGCTGATTGACGGCGTCGTCCATTGTCAGCTCGCCGTTCCTGAACATCTGTTGTGGACGCACTGACTCCGCGCCTTTCTCGGGAACGAATGACGTCTCAAGGAAGCGCGGGTCGCGCGACAGGATCGCGGGCAACTTGAACGCATGCCGGTCCATCGTGCCGGGCGCATAGTTGCCCATCAGGTTCTGGACGAAGGATGGCGGCTTCGGGTTCTTGAGGACATCGTAGCCCTCAGTCAGCACGTTGTTGACGTTCTGCTGATGAAGCTTCTGCGCCTTTGAGCCGTAAGGCTGAGCGATCGGGTCGCCCTTTTCCGGCGGCGGAACCCCCTGCTTCTCACGCTCGTAGAAGTAGCTGGCCGTCCTGATGTTCTGAGGAATCTTGTTCTCGGGACTCGTGGCCGACACGAGGTTCATGTATTTCTCAAACGCCTGCTGCCCTTCCGTATCGCCGAGTTCCTTCAAGAACATCGCGCGCAACTGGCCAGTGTTGTACCAACTCATCCCAACCGTCTGCATGCCGTTGCGGACGATGTCCAGCATCTGCTGGCGAACCTCGGGATTGGTCACCAAATCCTGCATCCGCTCCGACACGCCCCGTGGCGGGACGTAGCGCTGCAAATCGAACTGCGGCACGTCGGGCACCTTGTCCATCACCGACTTGTCGAAGTTGAACAGTGGTGGGTAGGTGACGCCTTCCGGCGGATTCATCTTGGGTTTCGGACCTTCCCATTGGCCAGTCGCCGCATTCCAGCGCGTAACTGGTTGAGCATTGCTGCCTCGCGTTTCTGGCTCGGCATTCTTCTCCATTGTCGTGGCTGCTGGCTCACCGGCCCATGGCGGCTCGTAAGTCGTCGTGGCCTCGGGCGCCTCCTTGGCTAAGGCGCGAACACGAGCGGCCTTGGCCGCACCGCCAATCGGCCCGCGCGCCCCGAGCGCGGCCTCTGGTCCTCCCCCCGGCAGCGACGCAGCGAGGCCGATCACCCGCTGCTGCGTCTCGGGGTCTTCCATCGTCGCCTTGCCGCTCGCCACATCCCCGGCGACAGTGCCAACATTCCATAGTCCCTGACCGATGCGCCGCCCTTCTTCCCCGATTGCGGCGCCGATTCGCATCGGCATCGCGTGCTCGGGGTTGCCCGCGTAGTGGGCGAGCGTCTCCGTCATCGGCCCCGGTTGGTCGATGTCCTCCGGGGTGTAGGGAATATCCTGCGACGCCGCAGCGATCCGGTCGTGCATCGGCGAGCGCGGCTCGGGGAAGCCCTTGGCGCGGGCGAGGTCACTCGGGTGTATCGTACGATCAGGCGGCTGGAGGTCGAAGGGATTGCCCTCGACCGGCTCCAGCGCGCCGCCGTCCGCCATCGAGATCCGCCCGCCGGTCCACTCGCCGGGAGGTTCAAACCCCTCTCGCTGCCGCATCGCGGCCTCTTCCTGACCCATCAGGCCAATTGGAGGGCGATCGGTCGCTTGAGGCGCCGTCATCGGCGTCGACATCGGAGCCTCGCGGCTCCAACGAACATAGCTTGATGGACTAGCCCCGCTTCCTTCCTCCATTCCGCCGCCTTCATGCGTGCGAACATCCATCTGGCCGGATGAGGCGATCACGGGACGCCCGACAAACACATGACTGATCTCGCTCGTCGGCACTGGATTCCGTAAGCCGATCTCTCGTGGCTCGTTCGGCACCGTATAGACGTGTTCATTTTCTCCGGGATCACGGATCGCGGCAATCACAGCGGGTCGTGTTGGCGTTGCTTTGTATTGCCATGGCGCAAAATCATTAGCGTAGGAACGCGCCTGAACGGGGTCGCTCGACCACATCGTCAGGCCTTTCTGAGCATCACCAATGTTCCAGTCGCCCTTCGATGCGATCTGGCCACTCTTCATGGCGTTTTGATATTCTTCCCATGACATGCCGCGATAAAGCGTGCCGGGCTCTTGTTTGTCAGGGATCGCGGCATTCCATTCACTTTGGTTGTTGGGACGCGCTCGTCCATCTTCTTCATGGGCGTGCTCAGGATCATAGAACTCCACCCTGCCTCGACCGCGATCGATCTTGCCCCAAGAGGCGGGAATATCGGTCGGGGCGATGTGGTAGGTCGTCCTGTCATAGCCTTGGAACCCGCCAGCCGGTTTCGATTCGCCCGCCTTAAACCCCCACCCGCCACGCGCTTGCGCTCTTTGGACCGAGCGCAACTCGCCAATCTCATCCCCCATCCCCCATTCCGCATCTATTGGCCCGCCGTCCTGAAACCCGACCCGCCCGCCGGTCCACTCGCCGGGAGGTTCAAACCCCTCTCGCTGCCGCATCGCGGCCTCTTCTTGACCCATCAGGCCAGTTGGAGCGCGACCGGCTGCCTGCGGTGGCGTGGGGCGCCACGCCCATTCCGGCATCACCCCGATCTTCTGATCGGCGAAGATCGTATCGGCAGCTTTGGCAGTGCGGTTGTGCTCACCATGCGGCCCGTAATTGAGCCACGAGTTCTGGCCGCGCAGCTCGCTGGTCATCGCCGGTTTGGCGGCATCGGAATACATGGCGGCATGGGAGCGGAAGGCATTATCCTCGCCCTCGGCGCGGAAGCCATGCCCTTCCTTGGCGTGGCCGAAATAGTCGTGAACGATGCGGAAGATGTCGTTGACCCGCGCCCGATGACCGCTGACCTCCTCGCCAGAATCGGCGAGCATCGGGTTCTTGGCCGCCTCGCCTACCTCATCGCCCGAGCCATAGCCAAGGTCGGTCGGGTAGCCCCACCAGTGGTTGTTGTCGCGAACATCCTTGATCGCCGCGCGCGGGTTGTCGGCGTAAGGATCGCCAGTCTGCGGCGTGATCCAATCGACCTTGAGGCCAGTGTCCTTGACGTGCTGCCACTGCGCCATCGTCTCGCGCGCCAGAGCCTCGTAGGAGGCCTTCACCGCCGGGTCGTCAGGCGCGTGTGGCATGTCCTCGTAGGCTTTGGCGACACGGGTCGCGAACGCTGGGTTGATCTTGGCGTAGTCGCGCGGTGGATCGTACGGCAGACCCGACTCGCGCATATAGGCTTCCGCCGCCTGATGCGCCTTCTCCAGCGGGCCGGGGAGATATGACGAGCCGTCCTTGAACCCGATGATCTTCTGCGGGAGGCCGGTTACCGGGTGGTATCGTCCCGCTGCGGCGCGGGCTCGGGCGACTTCGGCGGCTTCGACTGAGGATAAGCCACTGGGCGCCGATGCTTCTCCCTGTGCTGGGAGAACGCCCGCGCCTCCTCCAATTCCTCCGGGTCGTCCCAGCGGACCCGCTGGTGCGGCTGATTGGCCATTTGGATCTCCTGTCGCGTCTGATGCTACACTATTTTCAGGGTCGTCAGCAAATCCGCCATCCTGAAACCCAAGGCGGCCAAGTCCTGCCGGGGCATGGCCTTGTTTCGTTCTAGACACGAACTGGTTCATGTCCGAGAAGAACGGATCGTGATCTACCGGCTCAGCCGTCCAGCCATCGACGCCAGCCACATCACTCCCCCTTCTTCACCCGGAAATACTGGCCGGTGTGGGGGTGCGCCACATAGAGGTGCCCATCAGGCGCGCGGCGTGCCGTTCCGAATGGCGTTTCGGCTTCATCGACCCGACCGCCGGTCGCGCGTCCCGGCTTCTTCTTGGCCCCGGCCGCAGGCTTGGGCGCCGCCTTGATCTGCTGGAGCTTGCCCTCGTTCTGCTGCTCGCCCTGCGCCAGTGACGTGTCACGCTGCATCGCGCCCTGCGCCATGGTGGTGGCGTGCTTTTGCTGGCCGGTGGCGAGCGCGGTGTGGTGCTGTTGCTCCCCTTGCGCCATCGCGGTCTGGTGGGCCTGCTGCCCCTCCGCTAGCGCGGCCTGATGCCCAAACTGGGCCTCCTGCATCCGCCCCTGCTGGTCCATCCCCGCTTTAGCAATCTCGGTCTGGTGTTTAGCTCCAACCTCGGCCAGACGGCCCTGATGGTCGAGGTTCGCCTTCTGGAGATCGCCCTGCTGCTCGATCCCGGCGAGCCGCATCTCGTGCTGATGCTTCATCTGCTCCTTGATCAGCTCGGTCTGACGATCGGCGGCGTTCTGCTGCGCCTCGTGCTGGCGGCCCGCCTGCTCCATAGCGGGCTTCATCCGCTCGTTCTGCGCCTGCAAGGCAGCGGTGTGAGTCGCCATCTGCTGCTTCTGCACGCCTGCCTTGGCGCCCTGAATCTTCGCCATGGCGTCCATCTGGCGCGCTTGAGCCTCTTGCGGCGCGTTCTTGGCGTCGAGTTGGAGCTGTCCCATCTTCGCCTGCGCATCAAGAAGCGCGGCCTGCGCGGTGGTCGCAGCGGCCTCGGCCTTCGGATCGGGGGCAGGCTGCGGATTCGCGTTCAGGAATTGGTCGGGATTCGCGTAGCCGATGCCTCGGATACAAGTGCGCCGGATCGCGGTGAGGTCGAAGGCTGGCGGATCATCCTTAGCCATCATGTAGAGCGCCGCGTTGCGCAGCATGCGCTGGAGGTGCGAGGCGGTGTTCGGGTCGGCGCGGGTGACGATCTGGTAGGTGTTCAGCGCCTTGATGACGAGGTCGTCGTCCCACGCGACGACCGCGCTTGGCTTCTGGTGCCGGTAGAGGGCTTCGGGATCTTCTCGGAATCGTTCGACCAGAAGTTGAAGCTCATCTGACTGGGCGGCGCACAGTCGCTTATGGGTGGCGAGCAGCGGTTTAATGGCTTGCTCGATGAGTGCCAGCGTCGTGCCCACAGGTGCATCTTGTCGCCCTTCCCCGACCATGACGTCGGCCGTTCCGCCGAGCCGTTGACCCTCTTGGTTCAGTTGCTCGACAAAGCCGACAAACACCGCGTCAGGGCTCTTATAGGGCATGCCCATGACGACTTGCTGAATCGGCATGCCGCCGGTTTCGATCTCCTTCATTCCGCCCGGCGGTATTCGGATGACCGAATTGTCCTGCCGCGCAGCCCCCTTCGCCGCCAAGAGGCCGGGGAAGTTTGAGAACATTCCGGCGTCGAGGAACTCGCGCCACGCCGCGGTGATGCCGTTGCTGATGTTGCCGAGGAGGTGCGAGAGGCCGATGCCGTAAATGCCAAACCCGCGAATAAACGGGAACTGGACGAACCATGTCTTCGGCAGACACATGTCGTCGTCTTCGTCGTAGTTGCGCCGAATCTCCAGCACCTGACGCGATTCGCGATCGATGGCGACCTTGTAGGGCAGGGCGAGCCCGTCAGGCTTGCCTCTGGTCTTGTGCTCGAAACCCTCAAGATCGAGTTCGCAATAGCATTCGAAAATCTCGTGATCGCGGTCCTCGCGCTCTGGGCTTTCGTTCTTACGGACGCCGCCGATCTCCTCGGATTGCAGCTCTGGCGCGTCCTTCATCTTCCAGCCGGGATCACCGATCGGGGTGTCGAGATAGGCGCCAGCCAGTTGCATGCGGCGCAAGGTCGACGGCGCCATCATCACCCGGTGGGTGATCCGCTTGGCGTCATAGATCGAGGTCGCCGAATTGTTGATGATGACGTCTTCGCCGTAGACGGCGCGCGAGATCGGGCGGCGCAGGATCGGGTCGTGATAGACTTTCTTGAACACCGAACCGTCGACGCCAATGCGTAACAACATCGCATCGGTGTCGGGAACCCACGGCTTGTCGACCACCGTCAGGTAGTGGTTGAGGATCTTTTCCAGCGCATCGGAGAGATCATCGAGTTCCGTCGGCGCCGCCGCGGTGTCCTCGGTGACCTTGGCGGGCCCGTCGGTCGGGCACAGCTCGGCGAAGGCGTTCGCGCCAAATCGTACGACCGCCTCACACAGCAGGCTGGCGCGGATCTGCGACTGGCCCTCCAGCGGCGCCGAGCCGTCCGCCCCGCTCGATCGCATCTCCTCGATCTTGAGGCCCATGATCTTGATGCCGCGCGCACGGGTGTCGAGCCATTCTTGGCGTGAGCGGTTGTCTTCCTCGATGCGGAGCAGCAGCTCGTCGGCGATCCCGCCGAGGAGATCTCTCGGCAGAGCCTCGGCGAGATTGTCGTAGAACTTGAGGTTTTCCTTGGGGGTGTAGAGGGCGGGACCGATGCGGACGATGACCCCGCCGCCTTCGATCTCGACCCCCTTGTCGGTATCGACGTCAGGGATCTCAGGCTCGTCGCCATCGTTCAGATCGATGACGACGGTGCCCTGCCGCCCGCCGAGCGGCTTCGGCGCCATGTCGTCCATGCCGTCGATCGGCGACGACGGCAATCGAATCGCGCCTAATCCCGCTGCCATCGTTGGTTACCTTAAGCTACCGGGCCAATTTCGTTGCTGGTTGAGCTGGCCTGTCCCGCCGCGTTAACCGCTGTGACCTCGCACGAGATCATCCCGCCGACGTTAGCGGCGATGAGGAGGTAAGAGGAGGCAGTCGCCCCGGCGATCGGCGTTCCGTCGCGCAGCCATTGGTAGGTCTTGTTGGTCGGGGTATTCGTCCAATTGCCTTGCGTGCAAGTCAGCGTGCTCCCGACCGTGGCCGTGCCCTGTGCGTGCGGTATGTCAACGACAACCGGCGGACCCGCAGGCGCCTCGGCGTGTTCGTCCACTCCCTCGGCCAGATAATAGCTGCCGCTCTTGATCTCCTCCTCAAGCTCGGGCGTCATTGGCATCTGGTGAACCGGCGTGCCGTCGCCGAGCCTGCCCATCGAGATCCACTTTTCCGGCGGGTCGCCCTCTTTCGCGATGCGGTGGCCGTTTTTGAACAGCGACGCGGCGTCCGTCACGACGGCATAGAGCGGCGCCACCGCTGGGCCGCTGCGCGTTGTCGGCTTAGGCGGTTCGGACTTCGCGGGTGCAGGCGGCGGTGACCTATGGTCAGGCGCATGCGACGCAGGCTTGTGGTTGTCGGCGGGTTTCGACGGCGGATGCGGAGTGCTGGCCATGGGCGCGGTTCCTCAAAGCACCTCCCTCTCACCTCGCGAATGGTTCTATCTCAGTCTCTCCTCAGTCGCAAAGGCGTGCTAAACCCACCCGCGTTGCAACCGCATAGGAGACGCTCACATGCCACAGCTTTACTGGATTATTCCGCTTGAGGGCGGGCAGATTGACAACAGCTTGCCGGGCGGTCGTCCGCCGCATGTCGGCGGAGGGCCGATTTATCATCCCGGTCATCCGAGCCACGGGCTTCCGAGCGGCGGTCACGGTTCGACACTGCCGATCTATCATCCGGGGCACCCGGAGCATGGGCTACCGTCTAACCCAGCGCATATCAGCAACTGGGTGCCCGGCAGCGGTTCTTACCCGAGCGGACAGCCGGTTCCTCCTGATACCATCAATCCCCCTCTCCCGGCCTATTTGCCCGAGCCCTACGACGACAAGGTGATTGTTGCGATCAAGCGTCCCGACGTGACGGAGTGGCGCGTGACGGCGTATGACGCCGGGTCATTCCCGAGCCAAGGGCTTCCGCCGACGCCCGAGCCGAAGTAAGGCGCTTATCGACCGGCGCGGCCCAGCGAAGGCTTGACCGCGCCGCCAGTCGCCAGCGGATGAGCGTGGCGCCATTTCGCGCCCTTGGCCTGCCGCTTTTCACCCTTCTTGGTCAATTCGCGCGTCCCCGGCTTCATCTCGCCAGCCTTCTGGAGCGAGGCCGTCGCCGCGGCATAGGGGTTCACGCCCGGCGATTCAGCCCTGATGTGCTTGATCGCGCGTTCCCAAAGTGCAGGCACCGCTAGCCTCCTTCATGCTCGATCACCGTCTTGGTCGGCGTCGCGATCTCGGCCGCGAGCCGCACATAGAGCATGTTCCCGGTCGCGTCCTTCAGCTCGGCGTCGATCGCCGTCTCGCGCCCGCTCTTCCACTTGAGCTTGATGGTGAAGACGTCGCCGAACTGCTCCGAGTGATGAAGCTCGATCGCCATATCATCGAGCAGCTCGGGGTCGATGCTCCATCCGGTCAGGCTGACCGACATCTGCATCGGATGGGTCATTTGTTGGCCGGGGCGATGGTGATGTTGAACACTTGGCCACGGTAGCGGAACGACGTCGCCGCGCCTTCGCGGCCAGTGATCTCGACCCCGGCCTGCGCCTCAAGCGCCTTGCGAATGATATGGGCCCAAGAGACAAGCCCCGGATCGGGCGGCGGCGCCGGTCGCGGCTGGGCTGGCTCTTGGGTCATGTCTGGTTACTCCGCCGCTTTCTGCATCGTTAGAGCATACGAGCCATCAGCGCTGCGCTCAACCCGATGAGCCTTCTGTAACAGCGCGAGGCCAGTCGACAGCGAGCCGCCAGCGAGGCCCGCCTTCTCCAGCGCCGCCTTCAGCGTCTTAGCGCTCTGCGGCCCATCGGCGAGCGCGCCGAGGATGGCGTCGTTGACCTTGGAGCCGCGCACGGCGCGCGGCTTGGGCGCCGCCGGGTGCGGGATGGAGTGCAGGCTGACGCCGGGGGACACTGGCAGCGCCTCGATCTCGACCTTGCCCGCGATGCCCTTGGCGAGGAACGCCGTCAGTTCATCGTGGCTCATGTTAATCTTCACAAGATATCTGTTCATTTCTTCCCTCTCTCCAGAGCGGCCGATCAGGCCGACTCGCTTTCAAAGATCTCCACCAGCTTCAGCGTCAGCGCCGCATAGAGCGAGCGCGCCGCAAACAGCTTGAGGAACGTGCCGTCGCTTAGTTCTTGCTGGGTGGCGCACTGGATCACTGGCGCGCCCTCGGCAAAATCATCAACCACCGGATCACCGAGGTCGTCAACAAAAACCAGCATGTCGTTCTGCTGGCCAACGCTCAGTCCAACGCCATAAACGCGCCCGACGTTCCGCGCGGCGCGCGACAGCACCGACTGCGCCTGTTCCATCGTCAGTTTCGAGTCCGCCATTTCAATACCCTCTACGTTTCCAGTAGCGCCGCCGCTGCCGCTTGCGGCGCCATCTGCGATAGCGCCGCCTCACATGTCCAAGAAAAACAAACGCCCAGTGCCGACGATCACCATGATCGAGCCAAGTAGGAACGTGACCCAGTTAATCAAGTGGTAATCGGTGTAGCCAGTCGCCAAACTGACGGCGAGGAGCATCATGCCAATCCCGATGGTCGCGCGGCTGGTCAAGGATGCCCTGCGGCGGCGAGGGCGGCGCGGGCTTGCGCAATAACTGCCTTGTGCTCACTCAAATGAGCTAGCGTTTCGTCCTCAGACACGCCGACGAAGTTCTCGTTCAACGCGAGGCTTTCCTTCAGCGCCGCCACAAGCTCGGCGTTCTGGGCGCGGAGGTCGCTCGCAATGGTCGAAGCATTGTCGATCTGTGTCAGGACGCCCATTAGGTCAGGTAACGGTTTCCAATCTGGGTTTGGTGGAAAATTCTCCGCGACAAAGGCTTCCAAGAACCGCTTCGCGTAACCGTAGGCGTCGGCGTTCTGGGCGCGTAGGTCGCTGGATGCGGGGTGGGAAGCCAGCCAGCCCTCGATGGCGTCGCGCAGCGTGATCTGCGACGGCGGGATATGGTTCTGCGCTAACAGCAGAAGCTCGCGAACCGAGTATTCGCCAGTCATGCCCACCACGCGATCCAGATGACCATGGCGGCCATGCCGATGACGGCGTAGATAGCCATCTCAGTCGCTCGGCTCTTCTTCAAGATCCCACTTAGCGAACAGCATCAGTACGCCTAGCAAGATTATGAACACGCCAATGGCGATGCCCCCGACCCACTCCAGATTATAGATCACCAGATCCGCGAACGCCTGCGTTTTTCCGTCAACCATCCCATCACCTCCAAAGATAAATCAAACCCGTCACGACCATGGCGGAGAACACCCACGCCACGATCGCGTAGAGAAGAACCCAACTGCCTTCGTAAGACATGCCCGTTTAGCACCCTGTTAACGTCCACCTGCTTAACGGAGCCGAAAACTCACGGACGATCAAAGCGGCGGGGGACCACCGCTCAGATTGCGAGACGCGCGCCGCGCTTCTTCCAGCCGACGAGGC